AAACCAAGGTATTCGAGAACCTTTGATACTGATTCTTGCCCGATCAGTACGCGACCAACAGCAGTCAGATTTGCCAATGAAACACTGTTACGCCCATCAAAAAAAGCCAGCTTGTTCGCAGCAGTATTTAGCGCTGAATATGCCGTAAGAATTTCATTAAGTGGTTGCTTGCCTGCCAATGCGTTTGTCATCGTAGTGGCAAAATTAGGGTCATTGCCTAACGCGGCCGCCAGTTCATTTAACGTATCAAGGGCTTCCGGCGAAGAACCTACAAGTGCTGAGATGGCACTACGTACAAACGCCGTCGTAGCAATCTGCGTGTTATTTGTCGCTTGAGGAGCCGTCGGTGCCGTCGGGGTGCCTGTTAATCCTGGGCTAAGTAAAGGTGCTTTTAGCGCCAGGGCATTGCTAATCGTCGTGCTGAAGTTGGGATCATTGTTGATGGCTGCGGCCAACTCTTTCAGCGTATCAAGCGTAGTTGGCGCACCATTGATTAAAGCTAATATGGCAGCCTGAACAAATGCTGTGTTAGCGATTTGAGTAGTGTTATTCCCCGCCGCCGCCGTAGGTGCTTTAGGCACTCCGGATAGCGTTGGGCTTTCCTTCATTGCATACTGCGAATGCGGATCAGCTTTTTTTTCGTGGTTCTCGATACCATCTTTTACCGCTTTCGGCGTGGCGGCTTTTTTTTCTTCGTTACTATTGAAATCGTTACTAAGTTCAATGCCTATTGTAGCGATTTTCTTATCAGTGCTGTCGATCATGCCCAAAGTGATCTCAGTCGCACCGGCGGGCACATTGACGGTACAAATTAATAATTCACCATCACCAAGAACGAAGTTTTCAGTGAAATTTTTAGCATAGATTTCGGCTGCTTGAGTCGGTGATTTGATATTTACCTGGTAAGTATCAGAACCAAGGGTGTAGACAGCCTTCAAAATAATGGCGAATTTAGTACCGGCAGAGAGTGCCAAAGTTACATCTTTCTGCTGTCGGATAGTGATCTGGTAGTCATCGCCAATATTGACCGATGCGGAACCCGTTTTATGCTCACCATCGACCGAAGTGATCAGTAAATTGAGCCCACCACCAGGTCGGGGTAAAAAGCCCTCGTAAAATCCTTCACGCAAAATTCCGCGTAGCTTGCGGTTAAGTCCCGCCGATGTATACGGCTCGTGATACTGCATATCCGCCACAAGCGGCAAATTACGAGGGTCAGGAAAGGCTACTGAAGAAATAACAACAGAATCACCGCTCATCTTTGCAAATCCTTATGCGATAGTAGTGTTGATGCCCATAACCGCCGTATACGTTTTCCCTACGTATAACGAATCCTCCTGGACACACATGATCGCGATCGGCTTATCATGGTTATCCAGTACAGCCAGGGTATTGAATGCATAGCTGGTCCCGTCAGTTAGCTGAGTCTGGTCCAGATCCATACGAATAGTGATCACGCCATCAGAGTAGGTCGGTTCCAATGGAATCGTGCAAAACTGACTTGTCATATCTGACAATAGAAAATTGCGGGGTAATTCGGCGATATCGTAATCACCGCTTTCATTTTTAGTTACCAGCGCACTCGTCCCAAATACGGCCTTGCTAATGAGGAAACGCTCGCCGACATTAATCGAGGATTCAGCGCGTCGCTGGTAGTAATAATCGAGAATTTTGCTCTTGTAGAGCTTATCAGAGACAGTCGTTGTCATTTAGGGCTCCATAAAATCTGACAGCAGGTCTTCTGTCAGATTTTATGGAAAGTCCGTTGTCAACTATCCTTTCGGTCAAGCAATTGCATATCCAGTTTGGTATCGTCAAACAGCACCGTCTGATCGTCCCATCCTGGCGTTATGTTTCCGGATGGAGGTGTGACCATATGCTGAATAAACTGAGCACCTTCGAGTAGGTCTGAATGTTCAGAAATAAAGATAATTCCCCGATCAGTTGCTATCCCGCCTAAAACCAGCCATTCAGAACCTTCAATGCCCCGGCTCCATACATCGATCCGGTCATCGAACACCCCTTTTTCAGTAAAGTCCAGGATCGCGCCATCGGCTTTCTGTCTGTCAAAAGTAAGGGATGTGAAATCAGCAACTTCGCAAGGTGTGGCAGTGATCGCAGGTAAGCGAATGATGGTGTCAAAACTGATAACGTTATCTGCAATCTCAGTCCATGCATATTCTTTGTTAGTATCAGAAACACTGAATAAAGTGAATGTTTCCGACAACTCATCCGCGTAAACGGATATGAAAAGCGATAAACCATCGAAAACGATATGTAGGGGAAGCAACGGTCGAACAAACTGGTTAAATTTAGTAAGCACAGCCTCCGTTATTTCTGATTGGTCCGCCCTTTCAGAGCCAGTACCAGACTCCCCTCCCATATTCTCAGTCAGTTCATTGATGGATACACTGATCATCCCTCGCGAGGTAAGAAACATTTCACCGTAAATACCGCCAGTGCTTTCTAATGTGCTTTGCGTTATCAAAACCGTACCATACGGATACTTCTCGATGTCTACAGGAGCATATAAAGGCTCCCACGCTACGTGTAGCCCATCAAATTCACGGTAAATGGTCTGATTAATGGGACGATCGGTCCCCTTGAAATGTATCTCATCAAAACGTTGCTGTAGAAGCATCGGTATAGAAGATGAGTTTTCCGTCCGAATCGTGAAGAACTGGCCAAGTTCATTAGTACGAATGGCCAGGTCCTCCTCACCCATTGAAAAAATCGACTTACGATTCGTGATTCGCTGAAGGCATGGCTCAACAAACGAACTAGTAAGTGACTGAATAATTTCGGCAAGTGACAAATACAAAACAGATTTTTGTTTTGCATCAGTCAACCGTTTACTGAACCATGACTTTTCCATTATTCGAATTCGCCCTCGTCATCAATATCGAAGGTTGAATTGGTCACGTCGAGGTACACAAAATCAAAGTAGCCATTCGATTCATGCCAATCAGTAAACTCAAGGCTGAAATCCTTAAAGAAGCCAAGTTTCTCTATATATGCCCACAAGTCTTTTTTCTTAATAAGCACATACTTGCCTACACGTTTAGGGTCAAAATGAGATGAGTCTTTACCGAAGCGAGTCTCCAGTGCCTGGCGCAACTCACTAGTAACCGTTTCTGTAGACAGACTTGGAGAAATAGCGCCGCTTAACGCTATTTTGAATGGCAATTCGTTAACGGCTTTATGTGTATACGTTTTATTCAAGTCGTTTGGAACCTTGCTTAACGCTGCCATAATCATTTCTTTCAACTCATCCTGAGTTTTGTTTGGATGCCATCCAGAAATGAATATATTATTAATATTTCTGACGTTATATGCACCGTCCAACTTCTCTTGCTGTCCCTCCCCCCAGGCCGTTACCCAGGTCATGCCGGGAATGTTACGGATTAAATAAAACGTGTAGTCACCCCCCCATACGACCTGATCATCATAAGCAAGATAATACTGTGCCCGGTTGCGGGTGATCTCAGTTGTTTCTGCATCAGTACCATTTGTTATTGGCGCGCTTGTTTTTACAGTGATTGAACTGGCCAGCTCGGCGGCCGCATCAACAGGAGTAAGATTTTGACCGGCTACCAGAGTAATATCGCCATTCGTACACCAGACGCGTAATGTTATGGTTGAACCTTCAGGGGGGATCTTACCGATAAGCCCATCCCCAAAACGTACGCCTAACTGTTCCGTTGGTTTATAAAACTCGACATAGACCTGGCTGGCTTTGTTCGCCAGACGAAACATGGTGCTTGCAGACCATAACGATGTCGTACCTTCAGTTTTAACAAACACCTCAAGCCGCGAGCACACAGATGTAAGTTCTTTCGACAACACGACTTCCATGAAGGGTTTTTCAACCGAAACAACGACTGACACCTCCTGGATTTCCAACTGCGCAACCTCAACAACCGCCGTCCCATTTGCATCGAATTTACATTCGCTCATCGTAAGATATGGGTATTGGTCATCAGAAATGAGCGGTGTGTATTGAGGTATACGAGCCGGTGCATCTACGCTCATTTTCTTAATTTCAACGGGGCCAGTCGATGGTGTGGGTTTTGAGCCTACATAGCTGTTAGTCTCGGCGGCAGCCAGGATTGACGATCGTCTCGTCGCAGTTGAAATAAATCCTTCAGCTAATGCAGAATCTGCATACTGATAACAGCGATAGACGATCTGCGTAATAAACAACGCCAGCATAGAAATAAACTGCGAGCCAACGAAGCGCGACCAGAAGGAATCCTTCTCTACCAGGGCTTCAAATTCCGCCTGAATGCTGGCCTTTGTGGGGGTAGAATTTCGCATGTTATAGTTTCACTTCCTGTGTGATTACGGTGTCATGGATCTGGATTGCGATAACCAACTTATCTATCTCGCTTCCCTCCCTAACCATCAGTCCACTTGCAGGCACATCGGGAAGGTCAATGCGTAACTTTGAGAAAAGCCTGGCCTCTATAGCAATCTGGATATGCGACTGATTAGTTGGATCATGTTTAAATTCCGGCAATATATTGCCCCATGATGGATTGCCATAAACCTGTCCAACCGGCGTGTTCAACCATTCATACAGTCGTGCCCCCCACACTTCCTCCTGTGAGGCATAAGTTTTTACACCAGATAGTTCCAACGTCAGTAGCGGATCAATTTCGTTGAAGTTAGACATCAATCAATCCTCGCATAATCATTCATTAATGGATCATCAATGGATAATGGTACTGTTTTGGCCACGCTAGGCTGAGGGGTGTTAACTTTGACGGTTGCCCCCTGGTTTTTCGCCGTATCCTTTGTATGCCCTTCAATTCGGTCCAAAATCCCGGCTATACGCGCGAAAAGTCGTTTAGTGTCGCTATCCAATGAAACTGTATTATCTGCTAACTGCATTGTCGGTTTGACGCCAGAACCACCAAGATCGCTTATCGTACGACCATCCATAGGCATGCGGGCCGTTGGGAGTTGAATATCGGAAGCTGGCGACTGATCCGTAACGTTTGGAGAAACTATGTTCCCCATTGGAGTGCTTGTACCTTTGCCATAAGCTCGTTCCGCAAGCGTTCCCTGTACAACCTGATGACGCATACCCGGAGCACTTAGGAATTTATCGGCCATGCTATTTATGCCGATTTTTTCCCCAATCGTGTCTACAAGCCCTCCTTTCTCGAAAGGATTTTCACCTGGCGTAAATGCTAACCCGGTTCCTTCATCGATTTTTGCATTAGCAGGTAGGCCCATAAGATTCGCTGAGCTAACATTGCCAGCATTAGAACCCGCACCGGGGGTATATGCTTCCCCACCTAAATACTTTGCTCTATGAGTATTTACTTTTATTGCATACTCTTTATTTTCTTTCGTTAAGTCTTTTTCGCCATTTTTCCATTTATTAATGGTTCCAAAACCAGCATTATATGCGGTTACAGCTTCATTCCAATCACCATTGGCTTGTTTCAGATATTTACTCAGTAATTGCGCTGCCCCTACAGCTGACTTTTCAGGATCCCAAGCATCTTCATCCGACATCCCAACTTCTTTTCGAGCTATGCCAGTAAATTGGAACATACCTCTAGCCCCTGTTTGGGATTTAGCATTAGCATGACCGCCTGATTCAGTAGCCGCAACGGAATAAAGCGCTCCCTCTGGCAAGCCATATTGTTGCTCAAGTTGCCGAAAGTAAGGTTCCATCCTCTTTAAATTTGAGCTACCAGTTTCATCTATGCTATTTATTTTTACATTATTCAAATTACCATTATTATAAGTCTCTGCCGCTTTCTGAACGTCACTTTTATCACTGCCAGTAATGTTACTTGTCGCTAATCTTGCTGTATTAGATACAGCTACTGACGTTTTGCCGACAGACTCTTCAAGATATTTAGCGCCACTAGAAGCCGTTTTAACAACATCAGATTCACTAATAGAATCAATAGCTTTTGATATCTCCTTACCCGCTGACTGAGCAACATTTTTAGCTGACTCAACTCCCTTCTCAATAACACCTTGGGTTTTGTCATCCCCGAAGGCCCACTTGTAGGCACTTTTTACACCATCACTAATATTAGTACCTACATCGGACAAACCATTTTTAACATTGTCAATATATTGATTTGCTTTGTTTGTGATGTGGTCGATTGGATTTTTTACAAAATCTAAAATTTTATTAAAAGCATCTTCAAAAACTTTCTTGATGTTTTCTACAGTAAAGAAATTAACTACTGAATCTAATTTATCAGTAAGCTCTTTCTTTATACTTCCAAACCAGCCTGAAACCGTCTCTCCGATTTTTGCAGTATAATTGTCAAAAGTAGACGTAATCGTATTGCCAAGGTTAGAAATATTATTCCCAACTGAAGTAAGAGTTTCATCGATCGCCTGAGCAATGCTATCGGTAGAAAATGATTGCAGCATGTTACCAAGTGCATCAAAGCCCATCGATTTTAAAGCGCTACCAATTGCCCCGGAAAGGCCAGACACCAGCCCACCCATATCAAGAATATTGGCAAGCGTATACGCTGTTTTTTGCTGAGTAGTCGGATCCTGACCATCAGCCAGCCCAAAGGCTTTACGCTGCCCATCAGTATCATTCCAGCCCGACACACCATCATAAATGCCACCAGCAAGAGCACCAACTATGGGGATTGCTCGAAGTAATCCTTTCCCAAGAGCCTTCATTCCCAGGCGGCCGACCCCTTTGGCAGCCAATGCACCGCCACCGTCAGCAAGTGCCGCACCACCGCCCTTTCCAGCGCCGAAAAGAGAGCGAGTGATTTTATTCAGTCCAAATCCACCCAGCGCCATAGCGCCAACTTTCCCAATGGCGCTTTTACCTAATTTCCCTCCAAGAACTTTACCCAGCAGACGGCCGCCCAGGAGCCCACCAAGTAATGTAACCAGCCCCTTCCCACCTTTACCGAACATGCTGAAGAGTTTGGAAAATATTCCTCCGCCCTTTTTGCTGGTATTACCTGCGATCTTATCCAGACGGTCGATAATTTTCTGATCGCCTTCCTTTATCGCATCGGTCTGATCTTCTAACTCCTGCACAGTACGCTTCTGTGTGTTCAGTTGAACCACATCAGCGCTGTTTGTCGATTTTCGGCCAAAAAATCCCCGACGCTCTTTTTTATCAGCGTTGCCTTTAAAAACTTCTGCCATCGATTTACGGGCATTGTTTACCGTACCGCCGACTTCTTTTGTGATCCCTCCTAACTCTTTACCAATGGCCCATAGAGGCCCACCTATAGCGTATCCAGCCGCATCTACGGCGCGCGTTTCGGATGGGTCTTCAAGTTCTCCAACTGCATTGGTTAGTTTCTTCAGAAAAGACTCACGGTCCTCCTGTTCCTCTTGTTCATTAAGATGCCGCGCTTTCTCTACGCGCTTGGCTTCTGCTGCGTCGCTAGCAGCCTTACTCCCCTTCCCTCCAATAAAACGACCGTGTGCATCACGCGTGGGCGTACTGGATTTGGAACCATCGCCACCAACAGTCTTGCTAAACACCTTACGAGCATTATTGGCCGCTTCAGCCATTTGCACCGGCGTAAGAGTTTGTTCCGTGTGCTCTCTGCGTCGCTTACTGGCTTGGGGAAGCCGAGCCTGACGCTCATCCACCGACGAATCGACTTTTGTCTTAGAGGCTTTCACCTTGGCTGTAGTGGCCGTGTTTTCGCCAAGGTTAAGTTTCTTCATCGCCTGTACGATTTCGTCAGCATCAGCTTTTGCCGAAGAACCCTGTCTCGCCGGTTTATTCGCTTCCCGTATGTTAGCGGCAACGGAACGAGGTACATCAGCGCCAGATGCAACCAAAGAACCTTTTAACCCATCAACCGATTCGCGGATGAGGGCCAACTCTTCCAGTTCTTTCTCGCTGGCCAGCTCAACCGCGTTAATTACATCGCCAATCCCTGCGTTTTTTCTTTCCATGATCTACCGCTTAGGTTTCAGTTTTTCTTTGAGTTGTTCCAACAGGAAGAATGCAAAAGGTTCAGTCAGTTTTTCCACGTCCTGATCCGGCATACCCCCATACAAAACCAGGTTGGATACTAATGTCTGATAATCTCTCAAGCCCCACCTGTGGAATGAAGTAGACAGGCCGAAATCGCACCCACAAACGGGTAGTAAATCCGTCTGTGGGCTCCTTATTTTCGTCATTTGGACAGGTATGAGGTGGCAGATGTAGAAGCGCTTCGCCTTTGTCGATATGACATGGCAGACCGTGATCTAAGGTCTGCTGGGCTAGTCGAATCCGAGAAGCCAGAACCATGAATTCCGTATCAATGGCCATGCTTTTGATGATGTCGAATCTGCGATCTGCCTGCTCTTCACGCGTACCGCTCACATCGTGATAAAGCTCGCACTGATACACGAACTCCCAAAGACGGAGATCAATAAGTTCATCGGCATATTCGGGCGAGTCCTCCGGCGGCAATGCAGATCGCCGTAGTTCCAGCATTTCCATTGCCCATCCGTCTAACGGAATGATGCGCCATTGATGAGGCACCCCTTCAACATTGATTTCCACATCGTCTATATAAGGCGGTACATCCAACACCTGAATGTATCCTGCCAGTTCATTCATATCGCAGTCGTAGAAGTGATCCTTACCGCAGTTTTTACAGTTATAGGTGAACGTTTCATACGGGCTATCATGCGAGCCAGTGTAGATCCACCATAACGCTGTGCGCCGGTCCTGAGCGGTCCATTTGCAGACGTCATGTTTGTCCGGATATACCAATAATGCGCGTAAATAAGCTGTAGTTTGTTGCTCCTCTTCAGAGGGCGATATTTTGTTGAAGCGCATCGCATCCGCGATATTAGGTTGTCGAAATTGGACAACTTCAGACGGGCACGACGGTAACGGGAATTCTGGTAAGAGCATCCTTTCCACCTTTCACTAAAGAACGAAACTGAATAGCGAAGCCAAGGTTCCTGACGATTGGTTAAACGTGCTGTGAAGCGCAAATGTCATAGGGAATGACTTAAATTCCGTAACCTGATCCCTTGCATACGTGACATCTCCCACTGTTACCGGAAATACAGTCATCTCATTTTCAAGTTTCGTCACTCCAGCAGAGAGAATCTGGTATATCCGTATATTGAGAAGATAATCGCCAGGCAGGTTCACGGTTCCATCGGCGTTAACAACCCTGTTTTTTGCCTGCTTAAACCAATCCATAACGATGCCATCCACAGTGTCGCGTACCATCATAGTGATTTGCCCTGGCTCGCGACCTACAGGTTGTTGGATCGTACCCCCACCGATTTTTGCAGGCTCATACTCAACGCTGTAATCGTGGTAGGTAATATCCTTCGCGAAAAAGTCAGCGCCGATCAGGCCATCCACTTCGACTGAGAATTGCCACCCCTGAGCAAAAAGCATTTTGTTCATAATGATGGAGGTCAGCTTCCCTACTTCACGCTCACCAACACCGGAACCAAACAGGGCCGTAGATACGGCTGAAGTTAAGTAAGTGGAAACACTCGCGATCATGGCAACCTCACTTCAACCATGAAGAGAAGAGAACTATTCCGGGGATAATTGACCGCGTAGCGCTCATTTTCTCTTCCAGATCCAACTTACGCTGGTAGAGAGTGTTTTCATCCGCAAGGTTGCTCATATCGAGTTTCCCGGCAATTGAGACACGGCGTAATCGGTCTGTGTTAGGGATTGCAATTAGGGCTTCAAGATAATCTTCAAGCAAGCCAACGATATCCGCTGGCACCTCCCCTTTTGCCAGATCCATATCTCGAAGATTCGCGAGGTAGGTAAGAGTCAACGGGTACACAGCATTACACAGGTCTTCCAGCTCAATAACTCCATCAAACACGTCCGAATAAACAAGATCGCCTGTATGGTCTGTTACTGAGACAAGGGCGAGAAAATCTGCTGGGAATGCAATTGAAGTTACGCTGGTATCAGTAATACGTATCCGTTTACTGTATCCAGCACGGTCCTGATAAGCGCCAAGCGCTTGCCGTACCAGCGTTTCAAGCAAATCCTTTTCGTCGGCCAGCAGTGGTACGAAGCGTTTTTTTACTTGTTCGAGTAGTTCTTGCGGGGACATGGCAACCTCGTAAAATCGGATCATCTTCCGATTTTACGAGTTGTCATTTGTGGCGGGTTACTTCGCGCGTTTCAGACATCCGTCTTCAGGTGCTGAGTTGTAAAGTTCTGCGGCTTTACGCATGGTAAACGAAGCTATTTTTTTTCCGTCAACATAAGCATCGACAGCCTTAGATTGTGAGTCTGGAACATCACTCCAAAATCCATACCACCAGCTATCGCCAACAGTGGAGCCTATCTGCCCCATAGGGTATTCATCTTCTCCAACCTTTAACAAAATCCCATTCGTGTCACTATAGGATTTACCACCAGGGAAGTCCTGAGAAAGCTCTAACATCCTGGTTCCTACTGAATCAGAAGACGTATTACTAGCCCCAACATCACAACTAAATCGAAGCGTATATTTATTCTTGCTGTCTACTGAATATACCCTTACACCTTTTTCTTCAGCAGTTGACCATTTGCTTACATTTGCCATGGCAGAGGAGCAAAAAAGCAGTGGGATAATAAAAAAAACAAATTTATTTTTCATCTTAATAATACCCTATAGAAATTAATATCCATCTTCACAGAGGCTTTTTGCCGTGGCCATTAAATTAGCTTCAGGAACATTTGGGCTATCTTTTTTCATAACATTTAATTTTTCGTATATGCAGCCCTTCATTTTTAATGACGGCTCACCTGAAGACGCTGGTGGAGTATTTACGGAACTATTTCCATTAAGGCATTGAGCTTCGGCAGCAACCTCAAGCGCACTTTGATGGACACTTGGATTAGCGCGTTTTTCCTCTGCAACCTTTTTCGCGACACAAGATTTAAACTCCGGTGTGTTTCTTGATATCTGATGCCTCATACCAGGAGCATTTTTAAACGCATCGCTATTAATTGTTTCCATGAAGGATGATCCAGCATCTTCCTTCCTGACCTTACCCTTTGCCACCAATACGGCCCAGCTTGGTATCATCACATCTGGCCCAGCTTCGCAATATGAAACCATCTGAGCAAATGCGCCTCGGTTAGTTTCATTCAGATCAGGATTAAGGAACATGGAATAGTACATCTTAGCGGCATCATCCGTTGTTGCCTTGTACATCTCCTTTTGAACCATCGCCTCGGAGAGACTTAAACGCTCCATATCAGCCAGTAGCAACTTACGCATAGATTCATCTTCACTGGTCGCAAACCCATATGCGTGCCCAAGGTATTTTACGTAGTCGGTGCAAATTTGATTGAGGCTTGACGCGGCATTCGCTGTCCCTGCCATGAAGCACAATACTAATGCTAACTTTTTCATATCCTTGTCCATTTTATATTCATCAAACGAATAATAGCCGCACAAACCTCAAAAAAATAGTGGTTTTTTATACATATTGCTCTAATAGAAAAGCGTCATGTAAGACGATTTTAAAAACCCGCCAGCCCCTCGAATTGCTCTAATAATATTGTATTTTTAAGAATTTTCAGCTACATTCAATAATATTGACGATTAACGCTTGGTGATGTAGGGTTATCTCGTTGCAGCAAAATCTGCAACCGGGATTGGCGTCCCGGATATTACTCAAGCGCACAACCGCGCTACGCGGTTTTTTTTGTGTGTAAAGCACTGCTTTATCCAAATTATGGTGGGGCGTGCAGGGGCATCGAAAGATGCGCCGGGTTCTTGAGTGACCGGTTACGCCAACCCTGTACGTCTCACCACCAATAAGATTGGCGTCTTCGGTGGTGATGGTTTAAATCACTCAAGGAGGCAGCCATTATGGCTACTACCCCTACCCCGATTCAATATGAATTCATCTGGCGGTTTTACTCATGCCAGAAACGTCATTATCACTGCGTCATCGCAACCACTGAAGCCGAAGCCCGCTCTCTTTTGCCGGATGCTCCGTGCATTTTTACCGCCCGTTTCTCTAATGAAGCCCGTAACAGCCTGAATTACTGGTCCCTCCCCTGCAACGCAAAGGGGGTTTTATGAAGACCTCCCTCATCACACGCGACGAAATGATTGAAGCTATTGAGCAACACACTTGTTGTATAGCGACGAAAGAAATCCCCAGCGTAGTCGTCAACTATCTGATGGTTACAAAACGACTTTATGCCCGGAAAGATAAAAACGCTTTAAAGCGCATTCTTTTAACGGATGTACGTGAATACCTAGTTGAACAAGGTCGAATCCCTTATGCGGAAGTTGCGGCAGAGAAACGCAAGGAGGCAAAAATGCAAACAGAAGAACAACCAACCGTGCCGAAAGTAATTTCACCAGTAATGTATCAAGGGGACATTGATAGCCAGCAGTTGCTGAAAATGGTTAATGATGCTCGTAAGTTATGTGCTGAAAAACCAGTTCGTAATAATGATTTTATTGCCCGCATAAGAGATGAGTTAGATGGTGAGGGTTACGAAATTTTCGTAACCCCCATGGATCAGGTAAAAGGAGGGGCTAACCAAACCGTTATTGTAATGTCGCACAAACAGGCTTTACGTGTAGCCGCGCGCGAATCAAAAGCCGTACGTCGATCGCTCATTGATAAACTGGAGGAGTTGCAGCAGCGGGAGCAAGCATCCCCTACCCCGGCTATCCCTCAATCTCTCCCGGAAGCATTACGTCTGGCCGCCGAACTGGCAGAGCAAAAACAACATCTGGAAGAGCAATTGCAGAGCGCCGCGCCAAAGGTGGATTTTGCCGATCGGGTCGCGGCCGCCAACGGGATACTAATCAGCAATTACGCAAAGGCAATCAGCATGAAGCCAAACACCTTATTTGCCTGGTTGCGGGAGAACAACATTTTGATTGCCTACGGATCACGCAAAAATGTACCTCTACAACGGTACATCAACCAAGGGTTCTTCAGTGTCAAGGAAGTCGTTTTGGAAGGTGAAGAAGGATATAAAATTCGTCTGACGCCACATATCACTGGCAAGGGCCAGCAATGGCTAACGAAAAAGTTACTTGATGCGGGATTATTAAAACCTATCGCCAGAAGCTGAAAACTTCCTACACCCGGCAGTTTTGCCGGGTTCATTAACACCTGACGCCCACGGTAATGCATTTGCATTACTGCTTTTGATAGAGTATATTTTCTATCAGAGGCTAATTAGATCTACTAAAAGGTGAAATTATGTACGCTTTCGATCGTCTCGATACAGCCCTGACTGTCGATTCTAAGGTTACTAGCCGTAGCCAGACGACAATACCGGCTTCTGTACGTGAAGCATTGAACATTCAACCGGGCAAAGATCATCTTAAATATGAAATATTACCAGGCGGGAAAGTGCTACTGAGCCGTCAAGAAGCAAAACAAGAGGATGATGTTATGAACGCATTCCTACAATTTTTAGCTGCTGATATCAAAAATTCTCCGCAGAATATCCAACCTTTTGATATGTCACGAGGTCGTGAGTTAGTTGCTAACATGGACGTTAACATTGATGAAGATATCTGCGACGAGGACTAATGAATAGCGGATTACCAGAAAATATTAATGGCTGGAGAATTTATGTTCATCCGTGTTTCAAGGATGTCTATGACGCATTAGTGAATGAGGTTGAGGCCTTAAAGGAAAAAGATCCAGTCGGATATCAGAAGAAGGCACAAACAAAACTTCTTGCCGTCATTCACAAAGTGATTGAAACGGGAATTACTGTAGACCCAACCTCACCTGCATATAGACAAGGGACAACTCTCGGTAACGACAACAAGGATTGGTCCAGGGCTAAGTTTGGTAATGGCAGATACCGATTGTTTTTTCGTTACAGTACGGAAAATAAAATAATTATCCTGGCCTGGATGAACGATAGCGATACCCTTCGAACATATGGTAGCAAAAGTGATGCTTACAAAGTTTTCGAGAAAATGCTCAAAAAAGGTAAACCCCCTCGTGATTGGTCAGATCTTTTGAAAGAGTCCAAAAAATAACCTTTTTATATTGTCGTTAAAGGCTCCCATTGGGAGCCTTTCTTGTAACTACATCCATCAATCCCAATCGATCCAGTTATATACGATACGCAAAGGCGGACGGACCGCAGCGGTGACATCTTCAGTGCTCATGTCGATTGCATCGCTGTAAATTTTACAATCCAGCATTTCGATAGTCGTAGCGGCGGTAGTTTTTGCTTCAGTTCCTACCGATTTAGATTCAGGAGTAGCAGCCATCTCGATGTCTACATAATCCTTTGCAGCGATTCTGTCTTTGATGAACTTCAGGATATCGCCTTCAATCGTTTCTACACACTGTACCTGCAATTCACCGGAATTACGGATCGGGCCATGCTGGTTGTATTTCACGCCATTGGGGCCGTAGTCCTCAACATCCTCGCGAGTCATCTCCGGAATCTGAGCGGTGCGCACAAGAACACTTAAATTTTCAAATCCACGGAACGTAAGTTGAAATTCGGAAGAGACTAATGCTTCCCCTTTTGCTACGTTTGCGGTGTAGCGCGCCTTCAGGAATTTTTTGTTCCCTCTTGTGTTTCTATGTCCCATTAAGATCCCTCTATTGGAAAGCACCGATAAAGTCAGAGCTATTGTAAATTGTGGCTCCACTCAGTTGCAGATTCACTGTATTCCTCAAAAACAATCCAGTGCTTGAACGCGGCGCATCGAGATCAAAACTCATATCCTGAATGATGATATCCACCAGCATTATTCGACGCCCAATATTCAGCGTTACTTTTTCTGGTATACGCCCTTCCGGCTTCAAAGGCTTGTTAACGTCTTTTAACTGCGGGCTAACCATCGCAGATAACGCAGCGATCGCACCGGAAACCTCAATGAATGGATTAAATTGAGCTAAAAATATGATGGGTAAAGTTAACGTTGGCGGCGTCCCCCCTTCCCATACCATTAAGGAGTTCCAGCGAGCTACTGACGTCAAGCCCGTAGCAATCTGTGCAGCGCCGCCGATAGTCCCTGAAATGGAACCAAGGTTCATGCCACTAAAAGGTGCCTCCCAACTTTGCGCAATATTCATAGCCGCCCCCTGAGAGAGATAACCACTAACAGAATATTGGCTATTCGTCAGTGTCACTTTCAGGTAATCAGATACACCATCTTGTGGATAAAGAGCCCCGTAAAATTCCATCGCCATATCAGGTTAAGGCCGGACGATTCCGGCCCCTCCATTTAGCCAAGACGTTTACGACGCAGTTTCATAGACTTTTTACGCGCCAGTTTGGCAGCGCCGGTATTCGACTTACGGCGTGCTTTTTTCAGTGCGGATTTCTGAGCGGCAGTGAGACGTTTTTTACGCAGACGTTTTTTGATGAGTTTTACTTCACCGTTACGAACGACTTTCTTAAACGCTTCAGTCAGCATGTCGTCAGAGGAACCAGCAACGACAAATGCCGCTTCCAGTTCATCGCGATCTTCATCATCCAGATCCGCCAAGGATTCACCGACTGTACCGGCTGCATCATCGTCTTCATCATCAGCTAATGCTTCAATGAGGTCATCACTTACGCCACAAGCGGCCAAAAAGTTTGCAACATTTGCCCAGGCGTCGTTATAAGCGTCTTCCTGCTCGTCGGTAACTTCGTCATCATCATCAGAAACACCGGCGATAGCCTGGACATAGCCATCCAGTGCGGCATAGCTCAAATCACCGCCATCAGCCCAATCAAACACTGCTTCAGCCGCATTGCTTAATGCGTTCTGAGTAGCACTACGGTTAGCCGCTTCCAGAATTAATTGATGTACTTGCTCAATGGTCATGTTTTTCCCACGACCTTCAAACATCGGATCAACAGGCGCAGGTGTCGGGACCGGCGTCGGTTCAGGAGTTGGGACTGGCGTTGGTGTCGGAGTTGGCGTCGGAGTCGGTTCCGGCACTGGCGTAGGCTGATTGCTTGCCTTGGCTGATTCCAGTAACTGGACAGGATCCTGACTCATTGCATAACGTGCCAGGCCATTCCCCAGGAATTTGCCAGATTCAAAAAAATTTTTGTTCATTTAAATAATCCCTTACTTAATGAGTACCGGAATACCCTGGATACGGCGAGCCACGCCAGTCGGACAACATGCCCACTCAAGTTCCCACTTATCAAATTCGGCCTGAGTGACTTTTAAAACATAAGGTTCTGTACCATCAGAATCCGGGTCGCGCGGTTCCACTAACGCTTTGGCAGCAACAAAACGGTCCAGAAGTTTGACCATACCTTTACGCAGGCCTTCTTCAGTAATACCGTCCGGGCTATGTTTTAACTGTCTGGCCAGCTGAACGAAGAAGCGACTAATTGCGTTCATCAGCGATGGAACGTGCTGGAAGCGCAGATAGTTGTTCTGAGTACAGCACGTCAATGCGTCATCGATGATCATCTGCCCGGTAGTGCTAATGGCTACCTTATTCAAACGTCCAGTGACCATTGCCTCTTCATCTGGTTTATCTTCCGGATAAAGCGGTTGAACCGACGCGCGAGCGATAACTCCGCGCTCTTCACCAGCGGGAGAATAATGCCAGCCACCGATGTCTGAGTTTTTCTTAACACCGCGTGCTTTGGCAGCATAAGCCGCGCCAGACAGACCAAACACAACGCGTGATTGAGTCCACTTATCTTTGCAGGTGAATGGGTAGTGATAGACACAGCAACTGACGTGATCAATACCCAGCAATCCAGTATCTGCCACGGCTTTAATTGCTTCGGTATTGGTCAGTGTCGGCTTGACATCAAAGAAGCCATCAATCAGGCGGTCGGTACAAATATCTCCGAGAGCGGTAATTGCAGCATTGTCGTAGCAGCCTAAACCCAACACAGCGGTATACATTACCGGCGCATTATCCAGGGCTTTAACGGCACGCAGATATGCCTGGGTGGAAATCTTGGATTGGTCGCCATTGGTGCCGCCGGTAAACTTCAGGCCTTTGCTTTCTTTTACCGTCGCAGTTGCGATGAGATCGGCATTGACTACAGCGCGCAGAAAACGTGAACGGGCTTCAAGTGCAGTTGGCAAATAACACAAACGGCCCATGTCATCTTTTGCATCTTCAGCAAAAGAAACAGTGTGAGACTCAAGCGTATTGACGACACCGAGTGAACTGGTCTGCGTCAGCGTCACAATAAAGCGTACGTTACCAGCACCATCAGGATCGGTTTTTTCGAAAGTTAACTCACGAGTTGGAGACACGCACGGATCGCCGTCATCAACGTAAATACCAAACGCTTCACCACTATCAAGCTCTACTTCTGAGCCAAACGGCAGAGCACTATATGCAGGTACACCGTACTCATCAAAAGTGATGATTGGGAATTTCGCATCATCCGCGACGACGCGCACAACATACCCGGCAGTCTGCTCGACAGCTTCGTAAACATGACGCAACGGCTCGAACTGAGGACCGGCAGACGGTTTTAATGGTTCACCAAGAACGTCGAGATAATTCGACTTGGTAATGCCAAGCACAGTAAACGGTTTACCACGATTAAACACGCCAACGCCCGCCCACAAACTGGAGTTTAGTGTAATCCCAGCGGTAAGAGTGGCATCAGCATTAATAGGGCTCACCGCGACGGCGGAGGCATTACCCAGCGACTGAAGAATTGAATATTGAGACATAACTTTCCCTGTTTTGCGCCCCCGTAAGGGCGCTCAATTAAACGGCCTGTGAATTACGCAGATTTACCAGCGTCGATAGTCTCACCAGTCAGGAAGTTAATACCGCCGTCCTTCGCCATCGTCAGAGAGACTTTAGTGAAGTAGTCAGCACCGTTACGTGGGTGCATATCATTGATAGCGGAGCCCCACAAAGTGGTACGGTTAACCAGCGCGGTGCTGGTTGGATGCTGGAACGGAACCGCCGGAACTGCATCACCAGTAACGAAACCAGCCTTACCTGGGTTTTCGTCACGTACGTAACACAGGACGTCCATGGAGTTAAATTCCATGCCTTCGGTGGAAAGGTTCTGGCATACGCCAACTGGTACTTCAAACACCTTCACGTTACCGAACAGCGTACCGATGTAATGCACGTACGGGGTCTGCGTGTAATCTTCAGCAGGCTGGAAGAAAGACGGCGGCAACTGCTTGAAGAAAGAAGCGGCATCAGCACCAGCAAACATCCCCTGGGAGCCGGAAGACTTAACGCGTTCGATGATGTTGCGGTAGACGGTCTGGAACTTACCTTTGATAATCGTCGCCCACACATCGAAGGTCTGAGTCTGAGGCAGAGCAATATCGAAATGCTCTTTTTTCAGGGTACGCCATACCATGATGCGCAGGCGGAGCATATCCTGCTCATGCGCTAGGTAATCTTTCAGCGTACGGAATTGCAGAGAGCCCATATCAATACCAAATTCACGCTGGGCCTCATATGCAGCCTGAACGGTATGTTCAGCGGCGATTACATACTGGCTTGGGAACAGAGTGTATTTGGCCATCTCATGGTTAATGAGAGGGATTAACTCCGGTGCCGCTTCGATATTGATTTCCGCCTCAATGGAAATTTCCGTTCCGGCATCTGGCGCTTCGGAGAAAGTGAGGTCCATCTGGCCGGTGCTGTAATTCAGCGAACCATTCACCGTAATTTGTTTGCCAGCGGCATTTACGAAGGTATGGAGCAAGGTGCCGGAACCATTATCTACGGTAGACTTGAGACGGTTTACGTAGATGTTGGAACGACCTTTACGGATCGGAACCGCCTGGCCTTCATGATCGGCCATTTTGAAAGAGAACGTTTTAGCCGCACCATCGGCACTGGCCACCAGCACATAACGACGACGTAATTGGCTATACACGCCCACTGACTGCATATCCAGCGGATCGCCAGCTGCATAGGAGCCAAAAGAGGAACCTGCAACGTTGATGATCTCGTAGATATCTGACTGGTCACGAGTAACCGGGATATAGGTACACGCATCAGAAGTTGCAGCACCCAGCTGAGAAGGCAGAATCATCGCCAGGAAAAGAGGCAGACGCATAACGCCATCGGAAACACTCATCATGTCCGAGGCGACTGATTCCAGCATCGCTTTGTTCGTTGCGCCCATGTCACTACGCGCTGATTCCAGCAGACAGTTTTCCAGCGTCTGGTGACAGGCTGCCAGAACTTCCGGGCGCGGTGTGGTTTTATATTTGTTGGAGAAGTCAGCTAATGCGCTTGCCCATGCAGTAGCAATCTGACCTGTTACTTTTTCCGGGATTCCTTCGAAAATTGGATCTTTGGTTGCGGCCTCAAAGATACTTTCAGCGCGTGCGGCATCATCCGTGATGAAGACACCATCTTTAAACTGTGCGGCACTCGCCCAACCCAAAACTGCTTTGGAGCGTTTTGCAATGTCGGCCAGACGTGCCTGATAGTCATGCAGATTGTTCAAAACTTTGTCCTTTCAAACAGGGCACCGCAGTGGAACTCTTTTCAGGACAAATTTTATTGAAAGTCACTTGTTGACAAGCAAAGCAACAAGATAATTATTTATGGAAGAAGGAGAGGGGGATTATGAAGAGAAGGGGTGAAATCGTGGGGATTTCACCGTGAAATTCTTCTCAAAAACTCTTTTAAAATAGTAAGTTACAAGTGAAATTTGGGTGGTACACTTTCTCAGTTTTCAGGTTTGGAAAGATTCTTTTTGAGTAAGTGATTTATCATGCGATCCAATTCATCCTGTAATTCGCGAGGGATTCGACTGAATTCATACGATACTACCCGGTCTTTAACCCGCTTACGCGCATAGCGGTGTCTTTCATCAAATTTCCATAATTCGGACACAACAGCTTTATCTTTCGGTCCTTTGACGGTGAGTATTTGCGCCTCTTTGGTGATCAGCTTCATGATTTGGTTTTTAACCTCATCTTCTGCCAATTCATCGTCGGCCTGGACCTTATCAACTTCATTAGAAATATTGCTCACCAACTCATCAAGGGTCAGGTCTTTATTACCCATCTCATCAGCAACAACACATAGTTGCTTATAGTCCGAATACGTTAACTCTGACTGTACAGGGAAGAGGGTGATCAAGTCTTCTGGTGCGCTGGCCGCCTGAAGGGCGCGCGTGACCTTTGCCTGGGACATTCCTTCGCTGGCAGCGATTTCTTTTTGGTTCATCCCGTTATTTTTAAGGTTCATCAGGCGCAAGCCAATCTCACGGATATTGTGCTCAACGGAAGTCTGTAAATCTTTGGCCAGCCTTTGCGCCTCAGTAACAGAAATATCCTGATCCGTAACCAGAATACGAAGACCAACCTTACACAAAATGGCCGATGCGCGGCGGCGGGAGCCGTCAAGTATCTCTATTTTTCCTTCTCTTCGAACACCAATCGTCGGGTAGAACTGCTGAAATTTCATCGTACGGGTTATATTTTTCAGCGATTCCGGCGTCAATGCCGACTGATCACGCCCGTTGTTTTCCTGCACAACAAAGGTGTCGCTCTCAACACTCCCCGGTGGTACAGTAATCTCTGCGAACGTGGCTTGTCGCCCGGTGGACAAAGTAAAAACCTGCATTTGTTGAGCACTATCAGCGGATGAAGGATCATTTTCAGACAGCATCGCTTGTCCCAATACTCGGCCAACGACTGGTCGTAATTTTCTATTGCTCATTTCTTCTTAATCCTTAATTCGATCTGATAAATTCAATGCGGTCAAAGACGGCTTTAGCAAAGTCCTCTGCTGCAACGCGTGCATTCTTCAGCGCGTCGGCGCTCCCTACATATGTTGTCGGGTTGGCTGAAACAACCGTATCAAACGATTCGCCACAGCGCTCAAAACCATCAAGTCGGGGAAGAACAACATCCAGCATATCCCCGCCAAAAACTTCTTTTGCCAGGCTATGGCAATATTTGTGATCTGGCTTATTACTTAACTTCGACATAAACCCAATATTGGTCGCGAGTTTGCAATCACATCCCTCGGAGGAAATCAGCCGAACCAGTTCCGGTAAACGCGCCACATACTTAAGTGAGGAATGGAAATCAACTGTAGCCGGGGGCAGTGGGGTAAATAAGATATCAGCCGATGCCAGTGCGTTTTTCAGGAATGCGTCAAGATGTGGGCCACTATCAACGAGGATGAAGTCATAATCCCCACGTAGCTTATCAATTACGTTTTCACGTAACACTGCATGAACGTTTTGCCCCGGCAAGTGAGTACCACATAGCTCTTTCCAGTCTGAGGCAATAAAGGCGTCGTCAATTGACGCTGGCATAACATCTACGCCAGGCACTATGGACGGGACGATAAACTCTTCCAGTAACTCTTCACGAGTGACGTTTTGCAGCATAGCCTGGGCAGACGTGGTATTGACGATCCCTACAGCGCTCTTATGGTTAAGGAACATCGTTGCAGAGGATTGTGGGTCAAGGTCAATGACTAAAATTCGCAGATCTTCAAACAACAGATGCGGATGCGCTCGCATAGCATGCGCAAGGGAAACCGTTGATACAGTTTTTGACACACCACCTTTAAGGTTAGCGACAAAAATGACGTAAGCACTGTCATAACGATCTCTATACTTCGGCACCCCACGGTGCTTATAGATGTCGATAATATTCTGAATAGACATCGCATACTTCATGGAACTGCCCGCCGGACGTTTATCAAAAACGTAGCCTTGCTCTTCCATTTCACTCACTGCGTAATCAACGTTAGCACGAGTCAGTTTCGGTAATTTTGACAGCGCAGCCTTTGCATACACCTGATGAAATTCATTTGTATGATATTCATCCTTTTGTTGCTGTACCTGCTCTGTCAGTAAATGAAGCATTTTGTTTGCTCTTTGAGCAACCTTCTGAAGTTGGCTAACGTCAATCATGTAACTGCTCCTTGTATGCTGCATTTTTGAGTTTAGATATAAATGCTGCATAAAATGATAATACATACACATTTCTTTATGCAACGCATTTTAGACCAAGTTTATCAAAAGCCGTCAAAAGGGCAGGGAGGATGGATTTTAAAGGTGTGTCACAACATGCAGGCTTCAGCCTGACATATAAAAAGTGGGTTCTGATATGCAGGTCGATTATGGGGCAGTACAAAAGTGGGTTATGACATGTTCAGGTGGGTCACGTTATGCATAATGGTGTGTCACAACATGTTAAAGCGGTAGTGGTGATCGAATATTAACCAACGTCAGAATCTGAATAGTGCGAAATAGGAAATGAGCATGCCATGACACACCTATTGCATGTTGCGACCCACCATTTGTGGGCCACTGCATAAGCTAACCCACTTTTTTACGACTCCAGTTCCTTCAGTTTTTTGTTTCGCTTATGGATCAGCAAGGTAAGCGTCCGGCCATCTTTTACAATGGAATACTCAATGTACCCGATGTCCTGAAGTTGCTTAAGCGCTGCCTTAATCAGTCTGTTTTGCTCTTTGACTGGAGAAGTCAGGTTAAGCCGTTCAATGATGCGATCAAAACGCAGTGGGGCAGGGTTATCCGGCAAACTGGCAATGAAAGTGTATAAGGTCTGCGCGACCTCTTTCCCCTTAAGCATATGGTAGGGGCGCTTACGTAGCAGGATGTTGTAATCTATCTGATAAAGCTCCCACAAGCGCTCATCTGCCTGGAGAGTTACCATGTCTGTTTCACGCGTATACTTGCCGTTCTTCAGCAACTGCGTAAAAAACTTATTGCCCGTTTTTTTGCTCTTAAACTGCACCGTCTTAGTACCAATCCGTGTCAGAGCATCGAAAATGGTATCCCTCAGCCGTTTATTAAACTGACGGGAGTCGTACTGGCATAGCGAGGCAAATTCAGTAAATGGGATATCGATGGTGTTCGAACTCATACCATATTTACTGAATGCACCAATGACTCCCATCCAGACACTGAAATCCGTCGAGATATTCAGACGTTCGCCAAAAATACGAACCTCGTCATAGCCTTCCTTTCTGGCAAACTCCAGCTGAGAAAAAGCGGCGGAGACGTCGATCCCCTGAACCTGTCCTTTAGGGATCGCTCTTGTTCCGGGGACAAAAACCCCTAAACGCAGTAGGATTGCTGGTTGAATAGAAGATGTACTGGTAACGGTTAACTGATGGGCTTCACCATCACTTGTTATCTCTTCAATGAGAGGGAAAAAGTTATTATCAGACATAGAGTTACGCCGCTTTGTTATAGTGTTTTCACATGGGTTGACGCAATTTATCCACAAATGGTGGATAACTGAATTTTTCACATGCTACGACACACCAGAAAGCATGTTATGACACACCAATAGCATGTTGTCACACACTTTTTGCATGATAGGACACACTTTTTACATGTCACGACACACTTTAAGCATAATGTGACACACCGAAAAACGTCGCAGACCTTACACGGCGCGGCTCTCAGGGATCGGGGATCTGTTTGGAACTATATGGATCCAATTAGGATCTTTATATGGATCACTTATTGGATCTACCCTGTGGAAAAGTGGATAAAATTAAAAACCGACCTGATGAAGTCGGTTTGATAAATGGAAATCGCGCTACAAAAGCATTACTGGCTAAGCGAACGGTTATAGGTATTCACGTTTCGATTTTTACGATTGATTCCCTTCAGTAACGTTTCCGTATCCACGATATATGCAGGTAGATCATCAAAATACTCCGCATTGAATTCTGGCATACGACACATGAAGGCCTCTTTTGCCTCAGCCCGTTCAACCTTTACCGGCGTCGGCGTTAAATTCACGGATGGATCGTTGGAGCATGCTACGAGTACGGTCAGGCAAACGCTGCCGAACAGTACCTGTCTCATCCATCTCTTTACGTATATCAGATTTAACCTGCTCTTGCCTGGAAACAAATTCCGACTGCTCATCATCGTCTTTTACCTCTTGAGCGTGAAAAGCTCTCTGCGCATCATTCAGCGCTGTCATGGCCTTGTTTTGAAGAGAAATAACGGCATCGCGCTCACGAACCACCTGATTCAAGCGCCCAATGTTTTCAGTTGCCTGCATTAACTGACGGTGCTCCCACGCTATGCCAGAAATGACGATCCCTAAAAACAGTGCGATCCCGACACCAGCAATCAGTTTTTCCTTCAGCGACAACGTTGCCTTAAGTGTGGAAAAAATAGACATAACACCTCCATGACCGGCATTCTCTTTCAGGTCATTTGTTAAGCAGCGCCTTTTTTCAACTCATCCAGTACACTTTGTGGTACTAACGCCGCTACGGCGCAGGCAGTGCTACTGTTATTTGCCGACGCTTCGGATAATGCCGTGCCGATCGCGCTGGTATACGTTGCGATCGCAATGGTCGCACTTTCACCAGCTTTATCTGTTTGAGTTTTCAAACTATCTCGTGCTGGAGGAATCATTTCGAGATCGAGGCCAAGCGACGCGCAGGCGGCTTTCAGTGCGTCTATCTGGTCTTGTGTTAACGCTGGTGGAGGAATAGCGGCTCCGCCTTCTGTAGAGCCTCCTGTGCCCGTATTCAGTGTCTGGTTGATATCAGCCATAGCGGCCACTACCGCAGCAGTATCAACACCGCTTACGGCATCCATAAGTGCTTTTGGCGTTGCATCGTCACCAATAGCAACGGAGATCGGAAGTTCTGAGGCCTCCAGTGAATTTGCCCGACAATAAACATCCCAACCAATGTTTAGCTGTAGCAACATGGATAGATCAGCATTCGCAGCCAATAGGTTTGCATGACTGCTCGCCAGCAGGCTTACCGCATTTAGATCGTTGGCCGCATCGGTGATCACTTTGATGAAAGGCGTTACAGTGTCCGGATAAGAGATATCGGCCAGAATGAGCCCCGCGAGCTGATCGGCGATATTTTTAGCCTCAGCCATGCAGTTTGTTGAAATGGTGATCGCCATCGGTGTCTTCATTCCACCAGCAGACACCAGATTTTTAAACGCCTGTAGTTGGTATTCCTTCTCCAGCATGATTTCCCCTAACTAATTTGTACCAGCGCGTCACCGCTTGCGACGGTGGATCCACATGAAACAGGATCCCCCACGCAAACGACCCCCTTACCATTGATAGTGAACCAGGCGCGCGTAGTGATCGCCTGGCCTCCGTGCGTGCTATTCCCATCACTGTGCTGTGCGTACTGATTGCCATCCACCAGCACATCAATCCCGTTAATTTTCAGCAAAGGCTCACTTTCTACAGGCGGGCGAGCTGGAAAGCCGCCATGCCCCGAACAAATACTGTTTTTGGTTGCGACAGAAGACATGATTAAACACCGTAATTGCTATGGTAAAAAAATCATATCCTTTGTCATTACTGGATGTGCTCAGATCAACAACCATAAATTTGTTCTAATAAATTATGTTTTTTGCTTTGCGGTTGCGTTACCATTTGCCCACATTTATGAGGTGACATGAGGACGCAAATGGACCTGATTAGTCGCAAAGAATTTGATCGCCTGATAACCAGTGGCGAGCTTGAAAACCTTCAGGCCATCAGGGTGAGTGAAGGTGTTTGCCTGGTTGCATCTAAGGCCGATTCAAAGGCCGTGGTCATGCTCCGTAGAACGGACAAAAAGCCATACATCTGGAAAAACGAGCTTGGACCAAGTTCGTATGCCAAAACTCGCGGGTGTTCCAGCCTCGCAATCTTCTACCGTGAAAATCTCTCAGTTAGCTCAATTAAAGGACTTCAGAATGTTTAAACACTGGAAGAAACTCTCCGTCTATTCACTTTCCCGCGATGTTGAAAATCTCATCGAACTTGAAGACAAATCGAAGCAAATCCTGTTTACACCGTGTGGAAGCCAGGACATGGCAAAGTTTGGGTTTGTTTCTCCATATGGTGAAAACTATGAAGCCGCAGCGATGCATGGAAATGGTTTCATCCTCGTTGAAGCTAAGCGAGAAACTAAAATTCTGCCGCCGCCGGTGATCCAGCGTGAGTTAGCGAAAAAAATTGAGAAACTGGAGCAAGATCAGGGCAGGAAGCTGAAGAAGACAGAAAAGGATTCACTGAAGGATGAGGTTTTGCATTCGCTTCTACCTCGCGCTTTTTCCAAATACTCCACGACTCAGGCCATTTACGACGGCTCGACGAAACGAATTTATATCAATGCCGGTGCACGCCAGGCCGAAGATATGTTGGCGCTGATCCGCAAATCTCTTGGCTCACTTCCTGTAGTGCCTTTAACAATCGAAACACCTATTGAGATAACGCTGACTGAATGGGTACGCAGCGGTCAGGTGCCTTGTGGTTTCTTAATGGGTGATTCCGCCGAACTGAAAGCGTTACTCGAAGACGGCGGTATTGCACGACTGAAAAAACAGGATCTGGTTAGCGATGAAATTGCTACCCACCTGGAAGCCGGGAAGCTGGTCACTAAGCTGGCGCTTGGCTGGGAAAACCGAGTTAACTTCACCCTCGATGATAACTTTTGCCTAACCGGGTTGAAGTTTGCCGACGAGCTTATTGATCAAAATGATGACATCGACCGTGAAGACGTGGCGCAACGCTATGATGCCGATTTCCTCCTTTTGACTAAGGAACTGTCATGCCTGGTTGATGCGCTGGTGGCTGGACTTGGTGGAGAGGCTAAACGCTGATGACAGGCCTTTCTTATGGTTCCGTTTGCAGTGGCATCGAGGCGGCAAGTATTGCCTGGGAACCGCTGGGCATGCGTCCAGCATGGTTTTCAGAAATAGAGCCGTTTCCTTGCGCTGTACTGGCTGCCCGCTGGCCAGAAATATCTAACCTTGGCGATATGACTCAAATAGCCAGGGCTGTCCGTATCGGGAATGTTAAGGCTCCAGATGTTGTAGTCGGCGGCACGCCATGCCAGGCGTTTAGCGTCGCTGGATTAAGAAATGGACTTTCTGATACACGAGGCCAATTAACCCTTTCATACGTAGAGTTAGCCAATGCAATCGACGACAAACGCCGCGAACACGGTGAGCCAGAATCAATCATCGTCTGGGAAAATGTCCCCGGCGTGCTCAGCAGCAAAGACAATGCCTTTGGATGCTTCCTTGCCGGATTGGGTGGTGAAGATGAGCCATTCGAACCTGGTGAACGACCTGCAAAGGGTAAAAACAGTAAATTCTGGCGATGGGACAAAACGACCAATAAGCACATTCCAAAGTGGCCAAAGTCGGGTTTTCTTGTTGGACGACAGCGCAAATTGGCCTGGCGAGTCCTTGATGCCCAATACTTCGGAGTGGCACAACGACGCAAGCGTGTGTTTGTTGTCGCAAGTGCTCGAAAGGGTTTCGATCCCGCAAAAATTCTTTTTGAGTTCGAAGGCGTGCGCCGGGATTCTCCGCCGAGCAGAGGTCCGGGGGAAGAAGTTGCCGGAACTCTTAAGGCTCGCGCTAATTCAGGTGGATGGTCGCAAGATGTAGATATGGCCGCTGGAGGTTATATGCAGGTTGTGGGTAGTCATTGGGACAATCCGGTGAATCCCCACCCAACCCTGAATCAGTCTCATAACACAGGAGGCATCGGAGCCAGTAATCAGGAGATATTTGCTCAGCGCGGCGCTGGTATTGTGGGCACTTTCCGCATGTGCGCTTTTGGTGAGTATGCCGATGATGCCACAGCGTCAACCGTAAAGGCTCGTGATTACAAGGATGCAACAGATCTTGCTGTTTACAGTAGCACCGGTATTGGCTCATGGAGTAAGGGTGATGTTGTGGGTACGCTGCGCGCCAGAGAGCAGGAAAGCCATGAACATTTATCTGTAATAGCGTTTCCTGAACGAATGAGTGCAACTCAGTATGCATCGGCGGAGAATATCTCCCCATCTCTTATGTCTCAAAACCCTACCGCAATTGCAGTGAGCGTAGCCGATCACGATGGTGTTGCTTTTGCTTTCGCAGAGAATAACCGCTCCGAAATTCGTTTCCAAAATGGTGACGGTCAGATATCTGGCCCTCTTTCCGCTGGTGGAGGAAAACCAGGACAAGGTTATCCCGCTGTACTCGCATTTCAGGAGCGCGGGCGTGAAGATGGGCGAACCATAGAGTTTAATGGTGATCTCGCTTATGCATTAACGTCCCCAAACGGCGGGGGAAGGGCACAGGAACGCAATATTGTTGATTTCCGCAATATGGCCGTTCGCCGCCTTACTCCAGTTGAGTGTGAACGACTTCAAGGTTTTCCAGATAATCACACCCTGATCACTGTCAATAAGCGCAATAAGCTGATAGCCGATGAATTGGCTTATCTGCGATCGCACTTCCCGGATATTCCAGAAGAAGAGGCTAACTTTCTGGCGGTCGATGGGCCACGTTATAAGGCTATTGGAAACAGCATGGCGGTGCCGGTTATGCGCTGGATTGGCGAGCGGATTGTAAAAGCCATTTGTGTTTCTGATGCTCCGGCGGCACGTACAAAGCCATTTCTGAAGTGGGCAGGTGGCAAATATAGCGTGATTGACGATGTGCTGGCGCATCTGCCTAGCGGCCGCCGCCTTATCGAACCTTTTGCTGGTGGTGGTTCTGTTTTCCTTAACGCCGGATTCTCTGAGGTGATTGCAAGCGACGCCTGTGACGATCTGATTCTGACGTACCAGGTCATGCAGCGCGAGCCATTCGCACTCATTGATAAGGCTGCCATGATGTTTCGCGAAGGCAACAATTCAGACTATTTTGACGAAATCAAAGCTCGTTTTAATAAACGTGAAATGACACAGCTGGAGCGTGCAGCCACGTTTATCTATCTGAACCGCCACTGCTTCAACGGCCTGATGCGTTACAACCAGAAGGGGGAGTTTAACGTGGGATTTGGAAGTTATCGCCAGCCTTATTTCCCTCTCGCTGAAATGGAGTCTTTCGCCACCCTAGCGAGGCACTATACGTTCGCTATTGCAGACTACAGAGAAACAGTAGCGTTGGCGGGCGAGGGGGATGTGGTTTTCTGTGATCCGCCCTATGAGCCGATGCCGGGTAAATCTGGCTTCACTAACTACAGTGGACAGCGATTCCGTTTTGAGGATCAGGCTTGTCTGGCGCAGACGCTGAAATCCGCCCACCAGCGCGGTGCCAGTGTTGTAGTTACGAACAGCGGCGCGCCAGCAATTAACGAACTGTATAAAAGCCTGGGATTCAAGGTGTTGTCGCTTCGCGCACGTCGCTCTATCTCATGTGCAGGTGATACACGAGAAACCGTAACTGACATTATAGGAGTGTTAGCGTAATGGGAAGAATAACGCCTCCACATCTGGCATTGGCGCTGGATCGTGTGAAAGCCTTTGTGAGTAAGCATCCGAATGGCGTAGATGTGAGTGATCTGCTCAAGGTTGAGGCCTACACCTTCCTCAACAAAAAGGCCCGCGAACAGCTACTTGATATCATTGAGCGCTATAACCAGCTGGTGGTTGTCCGTTCGGGGAAACCTGGTCGCCAGAGCATTTGGTTACGCCACAAGCGCTATGAGCCAGACCACATTGATGAATGTACAGAGAATGGCTCAAATGAGTTTCACTATGAAATTTCTAATCGCCCCGCAGAGAGCGCCGCTAACTTATTGTCAGATGTGAAAAACAAGGAAAATGAAGTTATGGAAACCAATACAAAACGAACCCTTTCGCCTTTAGAACTACGTAAACAAGCAGAAGATTTACTGCGTCAGGCCGAAGATGCAGAGCGCTCATTGACTGCGAAAGATATTTTTCAGAAGCAGTTAGAACCTGTACGGCGTGAAGTTCTGCTGGCTCATACGAAGCTGACTAAGGGTTTTGAAACGATGGTTGATGGCATGGCTGAACTTGATAAGGCCATAGCAAAACTTCGCGATTTCAAAATTGCACCATAATCACTATTGCTCTAATGATTATGTTTATATAGAATTGCTCTAATAAATTCTGTTTTGTGATGTAGTTAAAGCGCTTGATACTGGGGTTTTACAAAAGTTGTAACCAGTATGCAGCCAGGGCGCGGTGCGCCGAAAAGCACACGGAGGTGGAAGCCCTCGCCGGATCCGTAACCGGCTCCTATAAATATTTGGAGAATGGATGCTTATGAGCAGTATCTTTGATCAGCAGTTTGTTGTTACACATCTGGTTAGTGTTATCCCGCAGGGTGGCGCAGAGCTAGCTCCAGATAGCTATACCGTTACTGACCAGTTTGGTAATAACAGCTCTTGGGTTGCTTCAAAATTCCACGAAATGGCAATTCCTGTGGGGCGTATTGCTTACTTAGAACCCCATCATCAACGTATTTTTGTCGAGCGTGCTCAGTTATGTGACCGCATCACAAAACTAGTGGCCTTCATCGGCAAAGAAACATTTTTATCCCTTCATGTAGATGAACAGGATCGAATGCACCGCCAGGTTGATTACATGATGGCTTACCGTCAGGTCTTAGATGACCGTCTAATCGCTTTAACACAGAAATTGACTGAATAACCTGAAAATTTAGCATCCGGGCTGGCAACCAATGCCGTAAAAACTGCTTTCCCTCTATGAGTCGGATAACGAGAGGGCGTGAACTCAACACGTAGTATTTGTGTAACCCGCAACACGAAATTTGAGAGGTGCCCGTCTGGTAAGTGGCTTAGGCCTGCAACTGGATGAAGCATTAAGGGTGACGGAAGGAGAGACTTCGCAGCCCAGACGATATCTGAGTGGCTTTAAAAACAGATGGGAGTCGGTGGAATACCGGCAAATGGGTTTCATGTACCGAATGAACACATGATGACGCGGGGAAAGAACTGTGACAGGAGGGAAGTAGACCCCGCGAACACAACAGGTAAGAGCATTGAGTATGTGAAGGCATCCCGGTGAGACAAGGTACATTCCCCTTGCTAGGCAGTGCTCTTTCCGTTGTGGTGAATGCGCAGGCTGATGCGCTAGAGACGGCACCCCCTTAATGAGGACTGCGCTATCTCTGGAGAAAAGTCTGGGGCACATGATGCCAGAGAAAGCCGGAGTTCAGCGCCGGCCACTACAACTTAACCGCAGGAACGACCAATAAACGGTAGTCCGTATGGAGAAAACCCGTTGAGGAAGAGGCCTGGCCGGAACCGTAACCGGCACACAACGATGAGAGCACTCCGCGTCGGCTTGCGAGATCCGCACGGTATCAGGCTTAGAAAGGTAACTTAAATCCGAGGCTGCTTGTGAGATTGGTGATCCGTATCTCCTCCAACCGTCCCCAAAATCGGACCCTGTTACACATTGAGTGCTCTCTTCGTTGTGGTGAATGCGGCTAAGCGCACGCGGGGAAATGGTTAATGATTGACCTCTCTTGTTTATGTTTACATTACCCCGTCCAAGGTGGTTAACCAGCCAACGGACACCGGGAGGCACCCGGCACCACAACCTAATTCTGCTTTTCTAAATGAGGGAGCTTAAGTTGCAGAATATATTGAACAAACTTCGTTCTAAGTGGATGCGTTTATATGTTTCCGTAGTCCTATGTTTGGTTGCATCGCTAGTGCTGTATGTTGGGCTTCTACCACAAATGATCTCTTCTAACAGCACCACTCTTGTGTTGTTAGGTGTGCTTTTAGCGCTTATTTATCCAGCCCTTGTAATCCTCTGTTTTCAGAACAAAACCAGGAATTTAAATAATGAAAAAAAAGTTGATTAGTGCAGCAATTGTCCTTGGTGCTTTATGCTTGGCGGGGTGTGATCGGGTAGAGCCTGGTAATGTTGGTATCAAAGTGAACAAACTTGGTGACGACAAAGGCGTTGGTGAAGTGGTGGGTGTTGGTCGTTATTGGACTGGTTGGAATACCGAGGTCTACATCTTCCCTACCTTCAAACAAATGAAGACGTATGAAGATGCCTTTAACTTCCAGATGAGCGATGGCACAACGATCGGCTATCACATTGGCGTTGCCTACAAGGTGGACCCGACCAAAGTAACCACAGTCTTTCAGACCTACCGTAAAGGCGTTGACGACATCACGGATACTGACCTGCGTCAGAAAATTGCCGACTCCCTTAATCGCCTGGCAAGCCGAATGAGTACGGATAAATTTATAGATGGCGGAAAAGCTGACCTGCTTACCAATGCGCTTAAAGAGATCCAAGATGAAATGGGGCCAATCGGCATTCAGGTAGTCAGTCTGTCATACGTTGGTAAGCCGGAATATCCGCCGACTGTCATTGACAGCATTAACGCCAAAGTAACAGCCAACCAGAAAACTCTTCAACGCGAGCAGGAAGTTAAACAACGCGAGGCAGAGGCGAACATGCTTCGCGCCGAAGCTGATGGCCAGGCCGACGCCAAGTTAAAACTGGCTGAAGCTGAAGCCAAATCTATCCGCATTCGCGGTGATGCGCTGCGCCAGAATCCAGAGGTTATGCAACTTGAGGCTATCAACAAATGGAATGGCACCCTTCCGCAGTATATGACAAGCGGCGCTGGCACTCCTTTTATCCAGGTTAAGTAATCCACCAGCCCGGTGTGATACCGGGCTTATTTATGGCGCTGTTTCATTTTTTGAAGGCTAATCCTTTCCCTTCACGGATACCCTTGGGATTACCATGAATATTCTACAACTCGTATTTGATCATCCTGTCTTTTCCATTGTCCTCCTGTTAGTCGTGTTTTCTGGCGTAGAGGGGCTAATCAAAGCAAGCAAGCGTCCCAAGTCGAAAGTCAAAAAAAATTGAGCAGAATTGCTCTAATTTATCGCCTTTACTAAAAGAGCGTTGTCATGAGTGAAATCAAATCGCCGCCTCATTCGATTGAGGCAGAGCAAGCAGTTCTTGGTGGTCTTATGTTGGATAACGGACGCTGGGATGATGTCGCTGAGCGCGTAGTGGCTGATGATTTCTATACCCGCCAACACCGTCAAATTTTCACCGAAATGGGGCGTTTACAGGAAAATGGCTGCCCCCTCGATCTGATCACACTATCGGAATCTCTTGAACGGTTGGGCGTATTGGACCGGGTAGGGGGCTTTGCATATCTGGCCGAACTGTCCAAAAACACCCCAAGCGCCGCTAACATTTGCGCATATGCAGACATCGTACGAGAAAGAGCCGTTGTCCGGGAGGTGATCAGCGTTTCCAACGAGATCGCCGAAGCTGGTTTTAACCCAAATGGCCGTAGCAGTGATCAGCTATTGGATATGGCCGAGCGCCTGGTGTTCGGTATCGCAGAAAAACGGCAGCGGCCAGATGTTGGGCCGAAGGATATCACCAGTATTCTCGATTCAACGGTAGCCAGAATTGAGACGTTGTTTCAGTCCCCCCATGATGGCGTAACAGGCCTCGATACGGGATTCACTGACCTGAATAAGAAAACGGCTGGCCTACAGCCTTCAGATCTCATTATTGTCGCCGCGCGGCCCTCCATGGGGAAAACCACGTTTGCGATGAACCTGGTAGAAAATGCCGCCATAAATAGTGATAAGCCAGCGCTGGTATTTAGCCTGGAAATGCCCAGCGACCAGTTAATGATGCGCTCGCTGGCGTCGCTTTCGCGTGTAGACCAGACGCGCATTCGCACCGGGCAACTGGACGATCAGGATTGGGCTCGAATTTCGGGAACCATGGGGATCCTGTTAGAAAACCGGAATATCTTCATTGATGATTCCAGCGGCCTTACCCCGACAGAAGTTCGCTCGCGCGCACGTCGCTTATATCGGGAACATGGCGGCCTAAGCATGATCATGGTCGATTACCTCCAGCTGATGCGCGTGCCAGAGTTGAAAGATAATCGTACGCTTGAGATCGCGGAAATATCGCGATCCCTGAAAGCACTGGCGAAGGAATTGCAAGTACCCGTCGTGGCCCTGTCACAACTTAACCGCGCGCTTGAGCAGAGATCAGACAAGCGGCCAGTTAACTCCGATCTGCGTGAATCCGGCTCGATAGAACAGGATGCTGACTTAATCATGTTTATTTACCGTGATGAGGTTTACCACGAAAACACCGATCTCAAAGGCGTTGCCGAAGTCATTATCGGTAAGCAGCGTAACGGGCCAATAGGCACTGTACGTCTTACATTCAACGGCCAGTATTCCCGGTTTGATAACTATGCCGGTCCCCAATGGGAAGAAAATAGTTAGTAAGCAATTTAAACGTTTAAAAGGATGTTCCTATGGAAAATGCAATTACAGATCCACGCTGGCAAGACCTGGTGGCTAAATATCAGAATAACTGGCCACTGGCGATGGAAGAGCTATTGGGCTGTGAACCTACTAAGCAGCAAAAGCTCGTTCTTGAAAGTGCCCAAGGTAATAGCTCGATGACTACTGTATCTGTAGGGGAAGGCGTAGGCACGAAGACTATGGCGGCCGCAATTCTCATCATCCGCACAATCCTATACCCGATGTCACAGGCATACGTATGTAATGCTTCTCCGCTTATCATGGGGAGAAATGTATCACCCATGTGGAAATGTGCTTTGAAAAAGGCTCCATGGCTGGATAATTATTTTAAGCTAAGCAATAACACACTGGTTTCAAGAACAGAACGCTTTTGGAAAGGTTCGTGCCTTAGTACAAAAAATCCTGAATCACTGGCTGGTGCAGTAGCTGAACATTTATTTTATATCGTACTGAATGCCAGTGATGTTTCTGATGAGTGTTTTGGTGTTATCAGAGGGGGTTTAACGGAAAAGGATAACGGGTTAATTTTATTTTCCATTCCTGATCCAGAAAAAAACAGTGGTCATTTTTACGACTCACATCATAAATTAGCCAAAGGTCCAGGTAATCCGACCAGTTTGTATACTGCAATCTCATTAAACGCGGAAGATAGCCCGCTCGTTACGCCGGAATATTTGGATATGGTAACAAAACGCTATGGTGGAAAAGACACTGACAAATATCGCAGTCGTGTTCAGGGCCGCTTCTCCGGGATTAACAGCGTTATGGCACGCTTCCCAATGACCAAATTTATGAATGTGACCATGCCGGACAACAGTGTATGGCAGATTCCCACTGATGTTATAGCCCGTCATCATGCGGCTTATTATGCAAAAAAACATGACATTTCACTTGAAGACAGCTTGGAGCGATATACCCTTCCTTTATTTCAAAGCGATACGTTTGAGATCGAAGATTGGGCTACAAACAACATGAACTGGTCTGATGTTCAACCGCATGCAACGATGATCCGCCCCGGCGAAGTAGATTTTGACGATGGCTGGGCAAATGGAGATAAAACATTCTCCAAGTCCCGATAAACTGTGATGAATGCCCCGTTAGAGCGGGGCTTATCCTTTATCGACGGTAACTTGTGCAGCCTTGATCGCCAGCTTTCCACCAGCCTCTATCCCCATATTGCCACCAGCTTTAATATTCATATCACCGGCGGCCGAAATGAATGCTCCGCCTTGCGAGATTGCGAACAATTCTCCCGCGTCGTTAAAACCGATGGTGGTCCCACTGGTCAGGTGCGTAACCGACCACGCCCCGCCAGCATTGCGGATCTCCATCAATCCGTTACGCGAGTAAACATAGTCCTTTTTTGCGCTGGTGGATGGCATAGAAGGCGCGCCATCGACTTCAGGCGGCGTATAACCGGCACCTTGCCCGGATGCCTCCGGGGGAACGTTTGGCGCGCCGCCGGAAGCATCCTGTGCGAAACCGACGATAAGCGGCAAGCGAGAGTCTCCGCCGTAAGGGAACTCGACCCACACTTTGTCGCCAGACAGAAACGGAGAGAAGGTATTCGCATTCTGCAAAATTGTTTCTGCCCAGGGCAGGGCAGCGTCCGGCAGTCCATCCATCAAACCGTCAACGCGTATTTGTGTTCGCATTAAGTCCTGTGGATCTTCAACGCTAACAACCACGGCGCGATACTTCCCATTAAGACTAGCCATTGACCACTCCCAATTGCGCGCGCGTGATGTAACGAAAGCGATCCTCAAAATGGGTAGCCGAAACAACCACCATTTTGCCGGGGACAGACTCATCCAGCCCGCCGTCCTGCGTCATGCTGTGAACCAGCACCTTGATCACAGCACCAGGAGTTAATAGTGTGTTTCCCTCCACCAGCATGTCGAATCGAGGCATGATAAATTTGTTGTAGTTGGCCAGTGCCGTCGGATCTGGGTTACTGGTGAATTTTATCGGCGCGTCTTTGCTTCCTGAGTACACAACACCCTTTTTCATGTCATAGCTGGCCATTCGGTAATTATGGCGGCGCTGATATTCGTAATCGGCGTTCAGGATATTGAACTGAGTGATCGTTAAACCTTTTGTGTTCGGGTTGCCGGACTCATACGTTAGTGTAGCGTCTGCATTGGCTAGCTTATCCAGACTACGGAAGTTGATTGCGCCGCGCGACACCCAACACATTGAGCCAGTATCCCGGCCCATATCCTGAAGCACTTGCGTAGGCTTCTCCCCGACATTCAGGTGGTAGGTTGCAGTTTTCTTGAAGGAGTCAGCAATTACCTTCAGGGACGGGGCCAGCGCCCCGACAACGGCGGATGGTTGTTTATCTACGAAGTATTGCGGGCTGGTGGTCGGTTCTTTCAGCAGCCGCACAGGGTTACTAAAAGCATATACCATTACGGTATCGTCTTTACGCGGTGCTTTGAGTACGAAAAACTCCTCGGAAAATAGCAGCCCTCCTATACCATCCGGATCTCCAAAGGAAACGGTCAAAATGGTGCCAAATTTTACCCCCATCTTATTCACGATATAGGCCGTGCTATCCCGCACAGTTAACATGAGTTGCGGGCCGGTCAGCTTACCCGGCTCGACATACACACACCCGACAATCATTTCTCGCGGGATCTCATTCTCGCCAATTTTGACGGTCTGCAAGAACAACTGCGTTCGTTTAGAATCGGTGTCAGGGGCCGATGTGGTTTTAGTAGCCATAAACAACTTCCTGTAGTGACCTGGACCTTTATCGCGATCCTTCCCGGACCTTCGCTTTGACCGTTATTTGCGCATTTACCTGTTTGACATACGTGAGTAGCGGTATATCAGCTACGACCGTCATATCGAGTCCAACACCAACGATCCTGTCTTCTTCGGTGCCAGTGGTGATCGGGACGAATGCGATGGATTTTTGCCCCTCGATGACGCAGTTTATTGGCATTTCCACGTCGTTGATTATGCTGGTGGCCGTGAAGGTAGCCTGCCCATGGCTGGCATATAAACGAAGCCAGAAAGAAAGTGCGCTCGCGACCATCCCTAGCGACTCTTTTTCATCACTGGCGATCCACAATGAGTAATTCAGAGAAAACGGAATAGTGGCCACCAGCGCGGAAATTTCGTCGTTATCGTCCGTAATTTGACCATCATCAAATACATCCCGGCTTAGCTCACCTTCATAGATGGAGAAGGCTGGGGAACGGGCTAGGTTGATCAGAGGCATAGCCAGTTTGTTTACTTTTCCAGGCGGGCGAGGGGAGTCTTTACGGCCAGCGCGAGACGCCTCAAATGATGCAAGCCATTCTTTCGTATCGTTGAACGAACCAACAGTAATGCGATCACGCGGAGAGCGATTCAGGAACGCAGCAAACGACTTATTCATTCGGTTGGTGGATGAGACAACAAGAGGTTCGAAAGCATCATTCAGCGCCGCAGCGAAGGCAGTATCAATGCACTCAATGGGAGCGAATTCCTGTTTTCCGGTTGGCGTTAACTGCTTTTTACGAAGTATCGCAAGCAGCCATTCCTGGTTAATGAGTGTTGCCATCAAAATTCCCTTCAAATGCGCGGGACGGCACGCAATAAAACAGGCTGCCGACCTTTGCGGTTCCGTAGTTAAAAATGCGATGTATGTACCAGAATCGCCGCACGCTGGAGCCATCTGATTGTTGCTCAAGCCATTCCAGCATAGAGCCCACCGGCACGTTAACCGCAGCCAGGCGCAAAATGAGAGCCATTTCGCTTATACCGGTATTATCGCTGCCATCGTAGAGTGATCGGAACGAGTCCATTTCGTCAGGGCAGTCGAGAGCCGTTATTAGTTCAGGATCCTCGTAGTCATAGACCTTCTGGTTAGGCTCAATGACTTCGGAAGCCGTCTCCGGCACATCTTCCTGCTTATGGGGGACCGCGCGATATAACACTGCATCAAATGAGTCTGGATCTAACTTAATGGCTTTGAGCCAGTCCATCCGCACAAGGTTATTAAAAACTGCATGACCTTCATAACGATGGCGCACACCAGAATCACTAAGCAGGCCGTGATCCAGATTGGGAATGTCAGCGTTCTCCAAAGGATCAATAAAATTGCCAACGTCCAAACCATTGCTTTCGATTTCAGCATCGTTTTCCTCTTCCTCTGCATCTGACTCATCAAAATCGACGTGAAACAGTCCTTCATCGTCGTCACCGGTAATATCGGCTTTACTGTCCTGGAGCGTATCACCGGTCACATGTGGCGATTTCTCGCCATCTTCAAACATGTCATCGAAAAAACCTGCCATGGTTATCCCTTTCGCTTCCGTGCTTCGTTGATCTGCGTTTGCAGAATGGTTCTCGCTTGGGCGGTGGCGGCCGCTTTATCCTGCCCCTGGCTCATGAAAAATTTAATGAGGTTGTCAGCCTGGGCCTGTAGTGCTTTTTTCAGTGCCGCAGCTTCAGCGCGCGCTTGCTCTTCACGAACTTTTGCCGCCTTCAGTTCAGCCTCTTTTTTGTTGGCTTTTGTCCTGGCTTTTTTCAGTAGACGACGGACGTTTTCAGCGGTTTTCCCGGATGACTTCAGCTTCTTATCCAGTGCGTTTTGCGCTTGCTGATACCGTTCATATTCTCTTGCCGCCTTTGCCTGATCAGTGGTTGTTGTGCGGTTTCTGGCCAGCTCTTTAGCCATCTCGCCTTTGAAGAACGTCGTGGTTTTACGCTTGTCATCGCCAAAGGCAATTTGCTTGGCTGCCTTTTCTAGTGCGTTGATAAGCCCACGGTGCCAGGTGGAAGACTGAAAGCGGGCCATTGTATGGAGTACGTGTTTGCAGGCGACGCCGGTCAGGTCCGGGTTTCGGATCTTAGGGAAGGCGTATTCTTTCGGCGGCGCAACGGCATAGTTTCCGGCGGTGGCCATGTAGCGATACCAATACTGGTGGCGGCCGCAGTCGCAATCGAATGACACCCGGCCTTTACATAGATCAGCAGTAATTTTCGCCTTGTTAGCCCCATCCTCGCTTATGTCCTCTACCGCCTGGTCCCATTCTTCAAATCTAATGCGCACGCGGTGATGCTGGTGGACCGACTCTTCTGAGGCTTTAACGGAGATCACCGCCAGATTGTGCTTTATGCCAAGGAACGTCGCCGCTTTGATGCCAGTGCCATCGGAAACACGGTTATTTGCGCGCTTTATATCGATGCTGGTGGATTGCGCCACCAGCTGGGCGTAGGTAATGCCGGGTACTGTATTCCTGAATTTACCCTTATGCGCCTGCCTGGCCGTGTCAAAATTGCGTATGTCGTCAGGGGTAAAGTAAGTGCCGTCTTTCTTCTTGCCGAGGTTCAGGAAGGCGTCCAGCTCGCGATTTCGCTTACCCATGGTTCGTGGGGTAAGCGTTCGGCGGGCGTTACGACGGTTTTTCCGTTGCTGTTTCTGAATGAGTTCAAACACCCGGTTAAAGTCTTTGGCGTTTAAACCGTCAGTTTGGTAGCGTCCTTGCTCGTTACGCTCATACTCAACAGGCATTACGTATATCCTTTACGTGATCGACAGCGTGCCGATAACCTGGCCGTCATACTGGAAGTGGCGAATCATTTCGCGGATCCAGGCGGCGGGCGGTAGTTTTAGCTTTCGACCAATAACCATAGGCTGTGATTCATCTTCATTGCCGGAAGCCAGCGTGACTACCCAGCGAAGATCCTCAATACCCCATACACGAAACGCGAGTAGGTCCGGTCGATACTCTTCATCAGGTAACACGTAATAGTTGGTCAGGTTCTGGTCATTCGATTCGCACATAGCCAGCACCTCTTTACGAAGTTCAGCGCGCAAAATCGGATCGGCAATATTGCGATCGTCATAGCGAGACAACGGGAATTGTTCGATGCTGTTTGTGGTAGTGGTTGAGGTGGCCATAAGTCATCCGCATAAAAAACTATAGGGATTGTATGGCGAGTCATTTGTTGATGTTACGAGGGAAAGCTGGAGGTCAATGTGTCGCCTCCAGATATCAAGATTAAAGGATATTCCCTTTCCCTGTCAGCTTACCTTGAGGTACTTTTTTTTCATCCCTTTGTTGTACGCCGCGCAGGATATTAAGCATGGGTTCCAGCAGGGAGGGTTCTTCAGGTTTATGGAGTTCCCCAGTCATAGCCCGGATGTAATCAGCGCTCGCGGCGTTGTTGTATTCAGTCGCGTAGCAGCATAGCAGGGTAAGAACATGCTCCGTTTCCAGTTCCTGCCAGGCAATGTTGTAAAATTCTTCGCCTTTTTTATCTCTGTCAGCGTCAAATATACTTTGGTGAAGAACATACTTACCGGCTTCCTGCCGTGGGCGCTTAATGGCTTTTTGGCGATCCAGTTCGTTATAAATACGCATGGCTTCAACCAATACTGGACGTCCGGTTGTGTGGTTGTCACGAAGGCGTATACGCTGGCCAATTCGCCCGGTAATGAAGCTGTTTTCTTCCTCCACCAGCACCAGGAAGCCTTTTTCCTCTTTCTCGCGTAGATCCTTCAGCAACTCCAGTTCCATCACTCTACGGCGCTCCGGGTAGTGCTTGCGCTCGGCCATAATCAATTCATCGTTAACCCACGCGGCGGTCAGCATGGCAGGTTTACCGACGCTAAGACAAACAACACAGATTTTCTTATCCATTGGTGCCCCTGGAAATAAAAAAGCCACCGGATGAGGGCGGCTTGTCTTCTCTGGAAAAGGATATGTTGCCCGGTGCGCTGGCTTGTGCCGTCCATGGAAGAATTTGAAAAGAGTCCCATCAGCACCGGGCATATAGGCATCATGCCAAAAGTCATTTGTTGAGAGTCAACGATTTTTTTAATGAAATGAAAAGCCCGCCGCAGCGGGCGATTATTACAGATCAAAGAGGAGTATTGAATCGTCTTGTGAGCGTTTGTTGGTGGGATCGTCAATGTTGTTTTTGGACAGGAGACGGCGAAGCCGGTATATCGTCATAGAGTCTTCACGCCGCCGTTTCTCCAGGTCGTTAATCTTTGTTGCTTGCTGGTTATTCAGACGCAGATAGGCGCGCTGTTCCTGTAGGAGTGCATCAGGATCACCCACGCGGGACACCATGTAGGCCAGAAGACCGCGCTCAACTTCCATATCCGTCTCGTGCTGCCAGAAGAAGGCGAGATCACGGTTTCCACCCCAACTGTTACCCACGAGACAGCAGATATGACCAGCCATCAGTTTGACGTGTCCCCGCTTGTTAACCCATAAAAGCCCCCAGCGGTCCGGCAAGTCACTAATGTTGATTATCCCTTCAGGACACATGTAATAGCGGTAATCTCCCATGCCGCCGCTTTTCCTGTGTGGCTTATGCTTATCCCGTAAAAAGTCAGAACGGGATACTTTAACCTCCACCAGCACGCTACCGCCGCGCCATCCCCAGCGATAACCCCATGCGTCAGCGCGCTCTGTATCGCCTACCGCGCCCACTTCATTAAAAGCCACCTTACAACCTGGCCCCCGCGCAGATTCGGCGCGCAGGAGCCAGCGGCGGGCTATATCATTAAGCTCGCCATGTGTCATGCGAGAACAATCCAGTCAGTTGCAAGAAGATCACCAATTGACGGAACCCACGGCACTACCACATCCTGGGCATTTTTCAGTGCAAAGTACGCTCCGTAGGGGACGGTATCAGTAGGGTAATAACCCTTGATTGCTTCCATCCGCGCCGGGTATTGTCCTTCCGGGACCATCCAGCAGAACTGGCCGCCAGCATTCCAGCCTTTACGTGCAACACGTTTTCCTTCTTTCAGCCACATCAGTGCATCAGAAAAATCAGCAGACTCAATATCAATGAATTTATAAGTGGCCTCAAAAATTTCAGGTGTGCATGCACTAAAACTGCCATCGGCATGCTTCACTATCCAGTCGCCAGGGAGTGCTACAATCTGTGGTGGTTCACTCTTTCTAATGACATTCGTTTGTACGGAAACATACATATCTTGCGGTGACAAACGTAATGTTAAATCAATATTGGTTAGCCCAATGAAACGGCGAATACCGCCCAATAAAGGGATTTGCAGAGCCTCTACCACCTCATCAGAAGAACTGTATTTTTCAAAATCTTTTATAGGGGAAAGGGTTATTTGGGTATCGGTTGCAGGGGTATAGTCTTTCTCAATTTCTTCAGAGTTACAAAAATACATCGCGCCATTTTTCGGATTGAGCATTACCCATGTTTCGGAAGGATAAGCATGCTGTAAATCCCCGCGTCCAAAATAGCTCAGGACGGCATTTAAGATGCTTGGATCTCCAGAGCAAAAATAACCTATCAGTTCGTTATTAGTTTCTTTATGTCTCCAGGTAGTGAACTGTACAGGTGGGGTATTTGCATTCTTCATGATAGTTCGCCTTATCAATATGTTAGATGGTTATTTATTTGTTTTTCAGGTAATTGCTACCTTCTTGTGTAACAGCACAGCGAAGAATTGTTCCGCCTTTAACCTTTGCTATGCGCACGAGTTTCATCTCCACCAGCTTTTTGACGGGAGCCGTACAAACTTGCCCGCCAGCGTCTTCGCTCCAACGGAAGCCATCTTTTTCCTGAAAGACCTGCTCGCCATTGGCTATGCGGCGCAATACCTGTAGTTGCTGCTTATTGATATCCATTCTTCACCTTTAAAATAATATTTAAATTAGACTAATAAACCAGCCAGGGAATATGCATCCACCAGCAGTTCTCTTTCCGGCTTGTTAAGGCGGGAAAATTCGGATTTACCACCTACATTGCCATCTGCATGTACCGGCACCAGCCACGGATAAATCTTTCGTACTTCCAACGGCGCTGTGTGCTGGTGATGCCACTTGCATAGAGGGAGTTGTTTCTTGTGGCAATCTGGTGCGGTTCTTCCTTCAATGTGATGGAGGGAGATCTCCGTTGTGATCACACCGTGCATGTAGCATGCAATGCACGGTAGCGCGCCGAGTGCTTTTGCAATACGGCGCTCTTCGGCGTTGGGCGTACGGCCTTTGAGTCCACGTGATTTTATCGGCTTACGTGGTTTCGCTGGTGGGGAAGGAGGGGAGTTGAGTTTACGCGCGCGTCTTTTGGCTTCTGATTCTCGGCGCTTGCGGTACTGCTCTTCACGCCAGACGGGATCAGCCAATTTTTCTCGTTGCCTGGCAATTGCCTTCCGCGATGCCTCATTGGCTCGTTGTCTTTGCCGTTTAATCTGTTCTTCTGTCAATTTCACTGTAATCACGCCCAAAAAAAAGACGGCCCGAAGACCGTCAGGAGGAGTTTGGCAATGTTGTTGTAGACAGTTCCTTCGAAGTTCTAATTATACATAAATATTAGAGCAATTAAATCTAATTCGAACTAATGCAGTCCCTGACGTATTCCCTTGCAAGAGCGAGTCCAGTAGTCCCCTCAGATCCCTTATCACACCATCCCGTACGCTTTAATATCCGCGTGAAACGCGCCCTTAACTTTCCGACAACCAACTCAGCCCGTATGTCAGACACGTATTTATCATGCAGGCGGGCTTCAGCCGAATAACTACGACGTGCTATGCCGATGAAAACGATGAAGTAGCAAGAGAGGAACATCATCCACCAAATTGATAGGCCGTCATCGCCCTGCGAGGAAATCACCAGGTTGGCCACCAGCAGAAAGAAAATGTGACGTGTGGTCATCAGTGCTTTTTCTCCAGTAATTCAATTGGTACGTCCACATTTCTCCCTAGTTCGGAAATTACAGCGGCAATACATACCGCTTCCTGTGGAGTATCGGCGCTATACCATCCATCCAATAGTACGTTATATCCATACCAGACACTTTTGTCCTGGCCCACCAGCTCGTGGCTTATCTCAATCAGGTAACGAGTGATCAGCGGTCCACATTGGCACCATTTAACCGTCGGCTGCCATGCTTCAACTGCATCCGGCCCCTCGATAGTGATGTAGCTGGTGGTTCCCACTATGATCACGCTGTGCTGCGCCGTCAGTGCGACTATATGACCATTGCCAGGCCATCGGTGATCACCTCTATCGTGGTTTGCCATGAAAATGGTATATCCCAGGGCTTTGGCTACCGCCCAATCAAGGGCGGGTCCGGTCAACTGCGAGGCGTCAATTTGTGTCATTAACACCGACAGCCTCCTGACGCGCTATTTCAATATCATGACGCTCTTCTGCGCTCAGTACACCATCCGGTAGAATGGCGGCAATCTCGCCAGGGAACCAAGATAGCGGCGGGCACTTGCGAATAACTTCGTTAAGCCGGTCAAATGCCTCTTGCAGTTCGCTTGGTAACTCACCATCTTCAGGCAGGTCATCGCAAAAGTGATCGCAACCATCGATCTCCGACGGATAGGTTGGGTTACATACCACCAGCTGTAGCTCCTCTGGTAATACGTGCCGTTCTAAGCAGTGGTCGCGAATGCTATCCAGATCTTGAAAATAGACGTCAGTGTTGTGCAAGTGCAGCATTGTGTCGCCGTCCCACGGCTGGCGTTCCATGGCCATGTAGAGTGCATGCTGACGTTCATCACGGCAGGCTTCACAATAGCCTTTACTTTCACGAATAGGATGTTCGGGATTGTTCTCGCATTTCTGGTGTGTGCTACCGCACCAGCGCGCCATATGTTCATCGTCCCCCCAAAATTTGCCATGGCGATCTACCCAGCCAGTTACGGTCTGAATGCTGGCGGCTTCAGGAGAATCGTACATCACCATATCTTCTTTTTTCATAATGGCTTCCCTTGGGATTTAATCAGTTTTTCCAAATAATTTAGTCTGCTGGCCATGTAGCAATTACTCATCAGAATTACGGCACCAAGCCACAAACTATTTTCCCCGCGAAGAAGCGCTACTATTAAGAGCAGCGCTGCTAAGACACAATTAGTCACGATGTATTTCACTTGTTGTCTCCTTTACGTGCTCTGTCATCGCTTCATCCATGGCTTTGCTGGTGGCGGGGAAAGATTTTCTTAGCGTTTCTACGGCCTGACTGTGGGTAAGGAATCCGCCAGTACCGTTGTTTGCTACCATGTTAGAGTTAAACCATTTTTCAAGGCCTGGGACCGTCATATCTTCTGGCATGTCTGCGCCAGCGTCGTCAGTGATATATGACAGCCAGTTGCGAGCCTGGAGGATGTCACCTTGGGAGATACAGAGTTGTGCTGCCTGCATACACAAACAGGCTTTACAGTTTAACCATGAGGTATTTAGCTCATTGGCGGCGCTGGTCAGAAGGGCAATACTCTCGCCTTTTAGGATCTGGTTTTCGTCTTCAAGCTCGACAATGCGCTGCGCCGGTGTTTTGTGATCAGTCTTTTGGATGGTCACGTTAATTCGCCCAAATTCAGGCAGGTCATAGTCGAATGTGTAAAAGTTTTTACCGCGCCCGCGAACAAGCTCCGCCGCGAACATTAAGGCCGCTATGCTTGAAATTGTTCCGTTGAAAAAGAAAGACTCCAGATCAACCGATTCACCTTCCTTTAGCTGGCGACTTGCCTGGGCCATCAAATTAGTAAAGCGATCCATTTCATCTGATTGCTCTTTCAGGCGCTTAAGTTCGTCATGGAATTTTTCTACTGGCACGCCGAGAAGGGCGGCCAACTGCTCTGTGGAGTTAAGCTCCGAGTGGTTTAACGTCTTTTCCATATCATTTTCCTGTTCCTGACGGATGGTGTGATATACTCATCCGCGATTGATTGGTATGCAGGAGAGATCCTTGCATCCAACTGTGCAGCCCGGCGAAAGCTGGGCTTTTTCTTTTAGTCCTTACCGTTAGAACGATAAAGAGCTACTAACGCTGATAAAGCGATAATAGTTAGAACAAAAACGCCCGCTTTATCGGCATTGTGATCTGCGAAAACCTTCCAAACGTGCCAGCCAATGAAAATGCTGGTCAGAATAGTAGCAATCGTTCTCACTATGGTTTCCTTTGTGCTTCTATCATTTGTGACTGCGCTGTGCTGCGGCTCAGACACCTGTTAACGATTTCAATCAGATCGCCAAACTCTTCCACCAGCTTATCCAATCCACGCCTGGCTGTTTCTTCAGTTGCTCCTGCTATAAAGGCCTCGACGCTTTGATGGCTCTTCATAGGAAATTCAACTGTGATACCTGCCAAATCAGGCATGTCTTCGGATAAGCTAAGGCCGACAACAACGGCGGGAGATTTATGCGTTTTACCTGTCGCCAGATAAACGGTTTTACCGTCGATACTGAAGGCCTTATGTGTCATCGGCTCACCAAAATAATAAAATTATTAGAGCAATGATAAGGGCGAGATGATGAGTTGTCATCAATAATCTGTGATTTTTAATCCTCTTCCAGAAGCCTAACCATTGCGCCTGTTTCGCTATCCAGATTTCGGATGTAGTTAAGGACTATGTTCACGTTCGTCCAACCACCAGCCTGCATTATTTCTGGCAACTCAACACCGGCGCGGGCCATGTCGCGTGCTGCGCCAACGCGCGCACTGTGTCCGGACCACGCCAGATAACGCTCTCCAGTCTCATCTTTCGCGCCATGTATCGTGCGGTGAACGGCCTCAAAGATATGTTCAAGTGATCGCGTGGTTAGCTTGCTGGTGGGGGACGGCGCGGCAACGTCATTTTTGCGTACCCGGCAAAACAGGAAGTTTTCAGGATCGTCACCAACGCCAGACGCGGAGATCCAGCGGTCCACCAGCCTTGTCACATCCAGGCTTAACGCTTTTTCTACGCCAGCCGTGCTGACTAGTGTCTTAGTTCGTCCAATGCGAACAAGTATGCGGCCGCCTTCGGTCCGTGATATGTCTTTAACACGTATGCGCGTGATCTCCGCGATACGCAATAACGTGTTATAAGCCAGGCCAAGGAAGGCCAGATTGCGAATATCCTTCACGCGGTCACTGTCTTTCAGCATGTCACGGACCTGATGAAAATCACTTCGCTCAAAAGCCAGCGCTTGCTTTGCTCGCTCCCCGGCGTCAACGTTCTCCCTTCGGATCCGTCGCATTACCAGTGATACTGCATTGCTATCGCTGGGGCGTGGCAGCCCAGCACGCTTATGCAACATATTTAACTGGCCAAGGTGCTGTTCAATTGTTTTCACCGCGCAACCGCGTGCTTGCAAGCTCAGTAAATAGTCTCGGACGTTTTCTGATTTTGCCGGGAACCAAACATGACCATTGTCTGCGCACCAGCCAGCCCAGGCACGGCAAACCGACATCAACATTTTCCAGGTGTGTTCGGAAAATGCCTCTTTGTCACGAAACATCGTATTGAGGTTGTCGCGCACTTCATCGCTGGTGGTTTCAACGGAGAGGGCGGGCAAATTATGATGAACGGTTAACGAATTGGTCATTGTCTGCTCAGATGATATTTTTCAATAAAGTGTACAGGATTGGTTCGGCTTTTACGCGCCCACTGGAAACATCGTATAGACACCAGTTACCTCTATGGCGTTTTATAACCTCATCGCCACGCGTAAGAAACGGGTCGCATGCCTTGCGATCAAAGCCTTTTGCGCGCCAATAACCTCGATTTTTCTCCAGCTCCAGATTGGTCGCTACTATGCTTGGTTTCATGCGGTGGACTCCTCTTCAGCGCCTACAGGTTCAATGCGGTTATCATCATTGCTGAACCGTTCTACCTCTTTGCGGCGGAATTTACCCGCGTAGTTGGGATCCTTCGTATAGCCATTAAATCCTGGTAGGTGGTAAAGCTGGTGGACTGTGTGAAACAGACGATAAAGCGGCTCGTTATCCGGATAGAGCATTTGCTTAATTTCGTGGGCGCGCAGGTAGTCCATTCTGGTTATGGCATCGACCAACAATCCCTCCAGTTTACGGCGGCGCAGGCGCTGGTTACGTTTCATTCGTGGGTTTTCAGGTAATTGAGTGAATATCTCAAAGCTCGCGATATTGTTTATGCCGTAGCGGCCCCAGGTGACGTACCACATATTATTGATGTGATACCACGCTGTGCCAGTCATAATCCGTCCCTTCCAGTCAAACCACCAGACGCGCATACCAGGGACCAGTTGATGACCTTCTGCTGATGTGCTGTTTCGCCCACTGGACATGTACGGGTTCTTTTTCAGGTACTCTTCCCAATTGCCGTGATAGTGCCAACTGGATCGGTAATCGGCTTCAATGACGTCCATATTTGTCAATTTGCCAGGGCCAATGTCTTTCCAGCTATAGTGTGGTTCTGCGAGGCTATACTCGTCAAAAACGTTGGTCAGGTAGGTGATTATCCGCTTGCGGGTGCGCAACATTTCTAAGCGGAGTAGATAGGGCATATGCTTTTCTTTGTCCGATTGATACCGACCTTCGTGATCAGGACGGTCCGGCGCGTTTACACTCTGGAAGAATTCAAGTTCAATGCTACGCCCGCAGGTGGATAGGTCAGCTTTAAGATCTCCTTTTGTGCAATAGCGGAAATTGCGCGCGAAGCTAACACTGTATTGCTCGATTTTGTCTTGTGGGATCTCCACCAGCCAACCGAGGCGGTTTAACGTTTGGATGATGCGGCGGAAAACCTCTCGCTTAAACTCGCGCTCATAAGCATCATCAACGCGGTCCGGGTCTTCATAAATGCATAACCGGGCATCACCAATACTTATTTTTCCGTTCCTTTTTATTTGCGCCATACATACCTCGAACTGTGATTGATTGGTTTTTACACAACTGTGCGCTACGTGAAATCTGTCAGTTATCGGCGGTGATAGCTTTCCAGATTTTGCGTAGCTCGCTCATGATCACTTGATTAAGTGATCGCTTTTTGACCGCCAAACCCTTTACCCTGTATGGATTTACAGTATCATTAGTCAGGTTCGGAAGCGCTAGAAATAACTTCGTATAATGTATGCTATACGAAGTTATAAGGGACTTTTAGTGTAATCCCGTCTGTATGCGCAAATCAATTAAAATTATTAGAGCAATAAATAAAAGGGCTAATTCTGTGCTTTGAATCAGAAACATGCTCTTAAGCGGTTGCCTTTGATTGACAATTGTTCTAATAAATTATAAGTTTTTGCCCCGAAAAAGACGCGACATGTCAGTGCCATACGGTAACTGGCTTACAACGGTAAGAGCATTGGATATGAGTGGATCTTCATTTAGCCGCGAGTTGAACCAGTAGCGCAAGCTACCGGAGCAGTGCTCTCACCGTTGTGGTGTAGCTTAATTGGAAAGAGCGCCCCAGATATGGGGAGGTGAGCATTATCTAAGGATCATTACCTGGGATATCTCATACGGCTGACCAGCCGTTATCCGGGTTCAAGCCCCGGCCCCACAACATTTTGCAATGCCAGCCCGGATGGCAATGACCAGGACACTGGCAAGCATATAGCTTAAGTCTTCCGTATTCCTTGTCGCTCGATCTTGAAAGCCATACGCACCTTCATGTAAATGGGGTCATTAGGGTAAACGAGGCAGGAAAGATCGTCTGAATGAGCACCGCGTATTCCACGGTATGGTTGTACGGTAAGGCCGGAGGTTAATACCCCTTGGATAATCAGGGCATACCTTTTGTGCTCTGTGTTGTGCGACTTCAGTAGGGAAAAACAGATGGCTTTTATCACACCTACAATAGACGACGTTAAGAATTATTCTAACGAATTGTCTATCGATCTTACCTCTCCAGACGCGGCTAGCGCCATTGTCAAACACCATTTAAAGCTGTCTAATCAAGAGCATCGAGTAACAGAAGATGAAGTGTTTGATCTCATTGACTCTGTTGAGTTTTTAATCTCTATCGCCTTCACAGAATCCCCTTAAGTGTTCTAATAAATCTATTTTTTTTGATCAATCCTCATATAATGGTATAAACACCCTCCGGCGATCCAGTGCTGGGGGGTGTGATACTTATAATTTTCGGAGGAGCCTCTATGGTCAATTATGTGTATGGCGAACAGTTGTACAGGGACTTCGTCAAATTCAGGGATCTCTTTCTTGCCAGCGCTGTTGCCCGCGCACAACACATCGATAAAACGAGCGATGGGCGTTCAGTTAGGCCAGTAGTTGTACTACCGTTCAAAGAAACGGATCGAGTTCAAGCGGATATAGACCGTTGGGCTGCTATGGCTAAAGAACTGGAACAATATCCTGATCTAAATGTTCCAAAAACAATTCTATACCCCATTCCTAATATTTTAAGAGGGGTAAGAAAAGCCACGACATACCAGACTGAAGCTATTAACAGCGTGAATATGACAGCTAAGAGAATCATTCACCTGCTGGATAAAGATATTAGGATTCAGAAATCAGGGGAAATAACAGACTGGAGTAAAAAATACATAGATAATTTGGAAAAAACAAAGAAACTTATGGAATCATTTCCTGAAGATGAAAAATTCCGTATGCGTATTCATGGCTTCAATGAAACGATGCTTAGGGTTCACTATATCTCCACCAGCCCAAATTATAACGGAGGGAAGTCAGTGCCCTACCATGTCCCCTTGTGCGGCGTCTTCATCTGCGATGAGACGCTGAGAGACGGCTTGTTTCTTAGCCCTGAGTTTGAAAAAGAGAAATTCAGCTTATATGACTCAATCGAGCCAATTATATGTGAGCGCTGGCCACAAGCTAAAATATACAGAATTAAAGATATTGAAGATGTTAAAAATAATTTTGCACGTCTTAGAGAAGCTAAAAAAGCTCAGTCTGCTGCGTCAACAACTCGCACACGTAAAGAAAAAAAGGGATCACCCGTTAATGATAATCCCGAAAGTTCCAAATAAATTCATAGCTGGTGGGGAAACGGGAGTTATTCGTTAAGCCACGCCAGAGCCTCATCAACCTGCGCCTCATCTTCGACGCTTAATACCTCATTTTGAGGTACATAGTTTGCTAGCGTAGCAAAGCAGTATGTATCCCAATGGTCAGGTGAACGCAGGTTGAGTTTTTTCTTCATATCTTCTTTGGTCATAACTTTCCATTGACCGGCGGCATTGATACCTACGGGGATCTTTGACGCCTCATCAATCGTTGCGTCCCCTTTATCAAGACGCATACGACCAGACTTCACCGCTTCTGCGGCCTGTATGTTAGCGAACGCACGCTGATCGAAGTACAGGCTGCGGTCCTCCCGGCTGTGCATTTTCTTACCCCAGCGGATGCGCTGGGCTGTTATGCCGTAGTTGTCGTAAAGCAGGTCTGCGGTGGATTTACCCAGGCCGTCACCATCAATGACGATAGAGATGTTTGGATAACGGTCAGGGCTACATTCCGCGTTTATCTTGGCTGCCAGCTGGGTTTCTGTAACGTCTGTGTACTCGATGATGCGATAGGCGATAATGCGGCGCTTATTTCGATCGCCAGATACCATCATTATGTTGATAACTGATTTGTCTCGTCCAGTGCCACCAGCGACGTCCACGCATGCGATCCAGCCCCATCCTTTGGCTATCTTTACCTTACGGCGGGTAGCGCGCTCTACTTCATCACGACCAAGCAGGAAGCCATCCTGGGTTTTAGGGAATAGCCCACGTACTTTTATGAGGTACATCGGGTTATCGCGGCCGCCGTACTCTGCCAGCTTCATTTTGATAAAGTCGGCGGTAACAAGGGGTGACTCTTCACTGTTAAGAGTTATCGCCGTGTAGATACCGTTTGGATTGCCTGGCCGTTTAGCCAGCTTATGGTGCGAGTCATAGAAATAGCCGCTCGGTCTGGTAGGCTGCGATAACAGTAGAATTCGGTTATCTACCCCGGTCAGCGCGCCGGTGATGATACCAAATGCCTTATCACTTACCCCGGAGGCTTCATCAATGATATAGAGCAGGTGATCGGCGTGTTCCCCTGCCAGTGCCTCTTCGTTACCCAGGCGGAAGCCTTTAGGGATGACTGTCCAGACGCCCTTGCCTGTTATTTCATAGAATGATGTCTCGGTCAGTACAAAATAGTTGGCCAACCAGGGGAAGCGGCTGGTGGCCGTAGCCCAGTTTATTTTTATGTACTTAAAGATACCGTCCCGGACCTGCTGAATTTTGTTCGCCACCAGTATTGCGCGGGCACCTGGAAACATGATGAGAAATAGCATGATCAACATGCTGGCGTTGTCCGATTTACCTGTGCCGTGACCGGATGAAACGCTCGTTTTACTTCCCGGCTCCTGGACCGATTCGATGATTTCATCCTGCTGCCAGGTCGGTGTTTTGCCAAACAGCACGTCTGCGGCGCTTATCCAGTCATAACGGTATAGGGAGACAAGTTTTCTCCATCGTGGATCGGTTACGCAACTACGGGGGGCCATCAGTCATCCTCTCCGTATAGCTTGCGTGTTACTTCCTCGTCTTCCTCCTCATCTTCATCGAGGTCTTGCTCAAGCCATGGGGCATTCGATGCGCCTTCAGTATCAACGTCTCCATAACCGCCTGTATCGACTATTTCGGCTATTTCCTCTCTACGCTGTTCAATCCATAGGGAGGAATCTGCGCGACGGCTGGCGGCTCGTTTTCGCGCCTCTCTGTCGAGATCTTCTAGTGATGGAGCACCGTCTACAGTTTCATCGGTAGAGTCTGGTTTCTCCTGTTTTGGCATTCGCAGTTCGGCACGGATCGTCTCCATAAGCAAAGGGGGCACTTTCCCGCCCTGGGCTTCGATGAATTCCGCCGTTTCTTGTGCGGTCCACCCCAGCTCGCGGCGGCGCTGATATGCCAACTGCACAATGCCGGTATGGCCCATAGCCTGCGCGTGCTTCTCGGCTTCGCGGTTCTCTTTCCGGTAGTTGTTGCGGATACTGAATATTGTGTTCACCAGGCTGCTTATCTGCGCGGTGCAACTGTTAAGCATGCTGGCAATGCGGTACTCAACCGGCGTTTCGTCTTTATCTTTGTTCTCTGTGCGTAACTCCTGCACAAGCTCAATACAAACGTCACGAGCGTTTTCCAGCATAAGGAGGTGCGAAAGAGTCTTTTCAAGTAAGGCTGTTTCGAGAGCGTCAGCACCAGAACGGCGGAGCATGGCGCGCGCTTCCCGTCGGGCCTCGTTGTTGTCTATCTGGTAATCGGTGGGGCTAAACTCAAACGTTTCACCGTCATCATCAATACGATCACGTTCAAGGCGCGATTTAAGTGATCGCTTGGCGCGAGTGATCACATCATGATCACCTTCGCGATCATTTAACTGCTTTTTCTGGCGAGAGGCTTGCGCCAGCGCGCCAGTGATCACGCGCTTATCTTTCTGTTTTTTAATTACTTTACTGACTAAGTGATCACTATTTTTATGATCACTGCTTTGATCATTTCTGGCTCTTGCTGCGGGAGTTCTTACGGGTTTATTTGGTGTAACGCCATCCGCACCGGTGCCAGTATCTTTAAAGGCGCGCAGGTAGCGGCGGGCTGTATTGGGGTTAAGATTAAATTCTGCTGCGTATTGAGCGATGGTATAGCCGCCATCGCGTGCCAGCCTGGCAAAATTCGCTTTGTGCTCGTCCCAGGTCACTCATGCATTCCTTGCGTGTGAAAACTCTTTTTGGCGAGGGTAACGCAAGTCACACGTCAAAAAGGCCCGGAACCGAAGCCCTGGGCCGCACACGGAGAATGTCGTGGGTATTAAACAGAAAAATTACAGTCCTGCTGTTGGCGATGCTGACGAGTGATGTTGTTAAACAACTGGCGGGCCATGACCCACGGTCGATGTTCCCGGCGTTCTTTCTCGTCGTAGGTCATTTTAAGTTCATCGCTGATATCTTCGCCAAAACGTCGCGCGGCGCGGCTGCGGCGGAAGAATTCAGGATCCAGCGAGTAAATGCGAAACTTTCGAGGGCGGCAGCTTTCGTCAACAATCACGGAAGAGTGTCGCGAAACGGAGATTGATTTCAGACGCAAGTATACGTCGCGAGTATCAATTTCAAGTTGGGGATATTCTTTCGCCAGAATAATAGCCAGTTCCTTGGCTGATAGCGATGCTCTGGTGCGGATCATGTATTCCGCAATCTCATAGGATGTAATCCGCGTGTTGCGATTTCGGCTCATGTGTTTGGCGTCCCTGCCAGTTTAAGCAACGTCCTGTCACCTATTGGTTAACCGAACCCGGTTAACCAATGAGCACATGATAGCCTCTATTTAAGAAATAGCAATATATTAGAGCAATTTTAGTTATTAGCTGACTCATGACTTGTGATAGCGCCAATTCCCTGGGCGTAATCAAAAAATACACGCTGGTGTACAGCCAATTTTCCGTGCTTATTCTCCCATCCGCTCCGATCACGCCTTATTTCCTTTTGGCATGCTAGGCATAGTGGAATTGCGTATGTGTCGTGTGCGCATAACCGCTTATTGAGTACCAGATAGGGAGATATGTTGGCATTCTCCCCGGATGCTCCGCACCCACAGCACGGCCTGGATGCAACAAATGAGAGATAATTAGGCAGTTTTAATGGCTGTAGCTTCGGTCTTTTGAAATATGCCATGCCGGGGTCTGGCTCAACTGTTACCGGACATACCCTCGCGCGCATAGGATCCGCCTTTTCTTCCATCTGTCTGACGTATGCAATAGCACGGTCATCATATGGCTTGATATCAGCTTCCTTGGTCGTTCCCGATGTATCCTGCTTTTCCTTCAGTTTATTGATAGCGATGCGGCAAATCTCCTCCGGCACCTGATCAATCATGTTGCGCATGAACGCCCACCAGCAAAGCTCCTGAATGCTAAGGTCACGGCCAGACGGGAGTCCCATCTCGGTTCGCGCGGTTTCAAGTATCCAGTCCACACGGTTACGGTATAGAGTTGGAGCGAGTTCGGTAAAGCCACGCATCATATAGTGGTTGTCGTGATGCCAGCATAAGACTACCGCGTTATCATTACGCTCTGTATAGGTTAGCTTGTTGTCACACCAACCAGGAGCGGCAGTCTGGCAACTTGAAACATGCGTACGCAGATATGCCACCAGCGAATCAAGACCACCTAAGCGGCGGAAAACGTCAGGGCTAGTGAAAAAAGGTCGCAGTGCTTCGTTAGTGGCCATTGACTGCTCGGTATGGATTAACCCGTCTTCTGTATGCTCCACCAGCTCACGTGCGACAGGTTCCATAATGAATTTACGGCCAGAACTTATCAGCCGCGCTACATCATCATCTATCTTGAATGTGGCAAGACCTAACTCTTTCTGGACAAAGGGAGTGATGACGGCTTTCATTTTGTCCTACTTACGATTTCCGGAGTTCATCATCAACAGAGTCAATGAAGTGCTGCCATTTCCCCAGCTCGTCTTCCAGCCCCTGCATTTTATTAAGCACAATGCGCTCAAGGTGTAGCAACGCCTCATCACGAGTATCAAATGCTACGCACTCACGGCGGGAAAACTTCACAACCTCCTCAGAACGCGCCAGACTCGTTACAACGTAGTGCGTTGGCGTTTCCTCCACCAGATCGCGCTCAAAGACAAACTTACCTACTTCCGTTTCAGGGCCGCAGACCTTGAAAGGTTCTACCTCCACCAAAAATACTGTTTTGCTCATCGCTATTTCCCTTCTACCTGGACAGCTTCATCCCACACATTAGCTCTCAATGTGGGGCCATTACCTTCAACGCGGGAAATTATATCCCTGTATTGCATTTCACCGCCGACCTGCTTGGAGAAACGATAGCGACCATCAAAGGTAATTTCGTGAGGCGTCCAGCCATCACTTATAAGATAATTAGCCAGCTCATTGACGGTATTGGTCATGGAGTCGGAAAGCTGCCATAATTTCTCATCTTTTAAGTCAATGCCAATACCTTTCAGCACATCTGACATATCGATGTTAAAACGGTTATCAGTGGGGATCACCTTCTCCAGCACATCACGCGGTACGTCAGCAAAATACGCGGTACAGGTAGCAGCGGCCTGCGCCTCCTGATTGCCATGCGCACCAGGCGCAAACATGCGCTCAGGATCTTCCTTAACGATAAAGCCCTGCATTTCCAGAAGGCCTTTGATAGTACGTAGCACTGTATACGGCTCATCGTCATTGTCGAAAAACATATGGTTCGGGATTAAGGCCGTTGGGCTTGTTACATCAGCCAGCACATTTTCAGCCCAATCTCGATCAAAACCAGGCATTGCTGGCAGCGCCGCCACAACTTCCTTCGGAAGCGCATCAATGTAATCCAGTGCGGCACGGGCTACGCTTTTTACTTCATCCTGATTTATCTGATCATTCTTTTCCATGACTCTCTCCGTACTCTTTGTACATAGTGGTGTCAGGCTGGCCAGCTTCATTACAAACGTTATCCATATGGCTCTGGATCCAGTCGGTTAGCTTCATGCCCTCGGCCCTTGCCTGGGCGACGTAACGTTTTTTACGATCGGGGGTTACGCGCATCTGTATATGAGCCGTCGCTGCGACGGCTTCTTTAAGAGGGTTTTTACTGCGCGGATCGCGTGGTTTTTCGGACATAAACTATCCCTACTGCTCTAAAATTGGAGGCGTGTTGTGGATCCAGTGGTTACGGATTTGCGCGCTGATACCAATAATCATGTCCAGTTCTTCCATAACCTCTAACAGAGGTAATGAGGTTTCAGCCTGGGCTGGCAAATTGAGTTCAGGTGTGCCGACAATGGAGATTTCCAGCATATCGTCATCGCCGCATACCATGGAGGTGTAGTTAATTTTCCATGGGAACGTAATGGAGGTCTTGCCGTCTTTTGAGGTTAAATCGGCAGTGCCATAGCAATCCTGGTTACGATCATCCCAAATTTTTACATCAATGTTTTGAACGGGATTCCATTCGGTGTTGTAGTAGAGGTCATCGGCGGAGATTGTTTGTAATTTGTTCATTATTTTATTCCTGTTGCCCGGTGCGCCGGGGCGATGGCACTGTTTTAGCACCATGTGGGCAATATAATAGTTTGTTTTTTGTTTGTCAATACAAACAAAATGATTCTATTCTGTTCTGACTCTCACGTTATCAAAAAGCCTTTTCAGGGTATTCTGTGAACCTAACACTTTCGGGAAAAAGGATATTTATGCCTAACTGTATTCCACTGGACCCTAAACTACCTGCCAATTTTGACGTTACACCAAACGACAAACGTTCTAAGAGCCAGCTCGACGCCTGGTGGGACCATCCGTATGGGCTTACTCAACCGGACGGAAAAATTATGGTTCGCTGTCTCAATGGCGGGGCATGGGATCGCTCTTCTTTCCTGGGTGTAGCTGACACGTATGATGAAGCCTGTGAACTGGCAGAAAAGAAACAAGCTAAATGGGTAAAAACACGCGCCAAACCTATATTCCTGTACTCGACAGAACCACCGTTTGTCCTCATCCGACAGCCACAACGTCCGGACCACCAGCAGGTCATTGTAGGTGAGTTCGCCACAATGGAAGAAATGAATACGTACTCGCTGGCACAGGAACAAAACGAGATTGTAGAGGTTGCCCCTACCCTCAACCATAATCACATGAACTTGCCTCAACTGGCCTGGTATAGCAATGCACTTGAGATGTCTATCTCTAAGCTGGGTAATGAAGCAAACGCGTTAAGCGAACTTCGGGAAGTCGTGATTAAACGTATCCGCGAAGTGCAGAACGGATAAAAGGGAATGTGCCTTTAAGAACCGAGCGATCAGACCACTGGTAATTCATCTGAGGCGGTGTTAACAGCGCGGTTGATGAGAAAAGTCACAACGCCTGTAACACTGACATCATCAAGTGCGTCCCCTTCAATGGCTTCGCCGTCGTCAGTTATCAGCGACCGCCCCATTACGCGCGCAAAGTGAGTTCGACCACAGAATGAGATCAGCACCAGATTGCTCTGTTTTGGCCTTAATGAGCGGTTAACAACGGCGTAGCCGGTCGATGTTTGTATTGTTACGCAGTTAGCGTCGTTCTGGCAGATATCGTCTACTGTAAGGCGGCGTTCGACATAATCAGCTGCCGGTGATGGAAAACCCACGGAATACCTCGCGCAATAACACTGGTCATATGTACAGTATTATTGCGCTGAGTCATGCTGTCAATTCCTATTACCCTATACACTGATCAACTAATCGCGATCTCTGAAACGCATATGGCCAGTTGATCAGTGTTGGTACCGCGTGAAAATTTCGCCATGCTAACGCCATTTGTTCAGCAACATTCTTTGCTGGCACTTCACCGCAACCCGCTCCCATTGCAGGGAATACAACCGTCGTGATGCGATCACCCTCCTTGTTGTGGTTGTGGATGGCCACCAGCGCAGCCCAAGTAGCACGGTATACTGCATCAGTTCCAGATATGAGCGCTGGCGTCCTCATCGTGGGGGCATGAACCAGCCAAGGGTGCTTCTCATGATTTGTACCAATTACAAATGCTGTACCGACCGGCTGCTCACCAAGATATTCAGCAATGATGTGCTGCTGTACGCGATTTTGTAGATGGATACCATAGAAAGCAGTAATCGCTGCGTCTACGCCTCCGTCCATCAGGCCAAATGAATTCGCCGCGCTAACCATACAATCAAACGTTTGAATGCTTTCGAATGGGCCGCGAACTACCCGCCAGTTATCGAGGTCGGCAAACGCTGTATCAAAAGCAGTAGCGAGTTCCGGGGACATAGCCGATAAGATAATTTCCACTCTAATTCCTCTTGGGTATTTGTTGTAGGCCAATTGACCATCATTCTTTGTCTTTGCTGCAACTTCACGCAGATGCTCTATGTTTAACGATTTTGGCATTGATATTCACCTTTATTGCAAACACCTTCACCGGCTCGGAACCAAAGTGAGGATGGGTTATTGTCTCTATGTCATAGCCGTCATACGGAACAACAATGCGCCGATCCGCGTCGTCTTTGCGTGGATAGCCCCTGGTAATAATCAGGCGGTCATATGAGCGGCCTACCAGCCGTTTAATCCAATAATCGTTGTATAATCGGTACTCATTGGGTTTTACACCGCGTTTCATCGCGTCAAAGTATTCGCCTTTCACCGCCAGTTGGAGATCAGCCATTATTTTTATACCGGTTGTATGCAGCGCGTACTAGGTGAATAATTGTTTCTACTACAATCCAGATAAGCAGAATTGGAATGAGCACAAACCAAAATAAAGCGAATAATAGCGCTTCTTTTGGATTCCTTTCGAGGTCACATTCCTCATCCTGCTTTAGCGAATAGAAATACATGCCAATAAATCCCAGGAAATAAACAACCAGAATAGATAAAAAAACGTGAATATTCATTTCCCCTCCGAAGCAATGGCGTTTGCACATTTATCGCACCAATAATGATTCCAACCATTAAATTTTAAACGGTAAGAATCACCATCGCATCGAGGGCATTGGACCAAAACGCCACCAGCAATAATGGCTTCGCGAGATGGGGAATCAATGTTTGTAGACTCACGTATGCTGCGTTTGTTTATCTCATCTGGCGATGCTGGTCTCCAAAGCGTATAGATGTCTGATGGCAACGCTTCTTTATCCCGCGCCAGCGCTTTACAACGGTCCACCAGCGATTGTGCAGTGACAGTTAAAGAGCGAATTTCTCCCGGAGAATCATTGCCAGACATAATAACGGCCAGCCGTTTTAGCATTTCACGATCCGCACTATAATCCATTGCTTGAGTGGCATTTTTTTTCAGTTCATATTCAGCCGCTTTCAACTCCGCTTCTTGGTATTTTATTAAAGATTCTAAATAGGCATCATCAACTAGGCCCACCGGCGCTGGTGGCTCGGCATAGACGATACGGGTCGATGAACCATGATCACGATGGTCTTCATAACGCTCTTTGGTTACATCTCTCCATTTCTGTCCATATTGAACCTGATAAATAGGGGTAGCATTTAACGATGCCAGTAGCATGCGAGCTATTGCCGAAGCGTCACCGGATTGAACGTGATCTGTATCTGCTATGCGTTGTAGCTCTTCTTGGGTAAACGCGATCATTTGTCGCCACCTTGAAGCATGATTTGCTCATATTCGGCAACCTGCGGATCTACTGGTTGTGATAAATCGCGGAATCCGCCCTGAAGCATGGCGGCGCGGCAGGTATTAATCACATTTGTTAACCGTCGGGCATTTGGTATTGTCAGCGGTGTAGGCACTGGTAACGTATTCAGTATCCAATTGAGAACTTGCTCCAGTTGTGAAATGATTTCGGTAGTACTCAGCACTGTCGGCGCTGGAGGTGTGGTGTAGAGAATGCGTACTTCACAATCCGTCTTTTTGGCGAATCCGTCGTACTGAGCTTTGGTGCAGTCATCCCATAGCGAATCTTCTTCAAAAGCCTCACGCCATTGGTAAACCGGCTCAGCGCTATCAGCCTTGCGGCGTTCCTGTAGCTCATCAAACTCTGATTCAGGCAGGCAACTAACGTAGACCACGCCCACTGGCTCCCGGTATACAGGAATCATCCCCGGCGCATCATCGTCGCTCGTTACTCCACCCTCGACATAACCGCGATTAAGATGTGCATCATTCAGGAACGCTACCGGTCGTTGTGGCTTGCGGCGTTCTTGTAGCTCAAGCAATGCCACCAGCACCATATTGTGTAATACGGCCTGTGTTTTGTTCCCCTCATCTGTATGGTGCTTGAGTGTTGTCCGGCGAAATTCAATCAATTCAGCCAGCGTCTCATCGTCCAGATTCTCGCTTGTTAACTGGTCATTGCTCATGGGTTAGCCCTTTAGTAATTGCCGTTTCCGCATAACGGTAAACACGTTGACATTCCTCTTCCGTCAGCTCTCTGCCGAGGTCAAACTCAATAGAACTAACCACCAGAGAAGCGAAGCCCTCAAGTGAAGAGAATAGTGCAGCGTCGATGGAAGCGTCTGTAAGGTAATTAGTTGTCATGGGTTAGTCCTCAATTTGAACAAAGATGCCATTACCACACCTCCGAAAGATCAACATCTTTGCCTGTGGTACGGTAGATATACTCCCGCTTACGGTAAGCCTCATGCATGCAGCGGCGGCATGCATCCAGGTGTGAATTAGGGTTGCTGTCTGCCCCTTTGATAGATTTTGCAGAGCGCGTGGTATACGTTCCGCACACACACCTGACTAACCAACTGCCTTTTTTCTCTTTCATCAGGCCGATTACAGTAAAACGCCCTTTCTTTCGGCCAGTTAGATCAACAAACGAAGGATTTAGAGCAAGCTCTTTTACTGGCACTGTTTCTGGCGGGCCGACATACTCATCACAATTGATCAGGCAGTTAGGTTGATACTCAAAGCCCTTACCCGTTACGATTGCTGCCATTTTGTTAATCGGCACCAGGTGGGTTTCATAAATTTTGGATGCCATCTCACTCTCCATTCACGCAAATGCCAGCGGCGCGGTCGAGTCGCTCAATTTCAGCAATGATTAGCGCACCAGCCCTGACTAAATCACGTCGTTGACCGCGTTGCTTCCACCAATCATCCGACCATGGCCAGTGCGCTGGAACCGGTCGTCTTTGGTCTGTAGCGAATAACGCATAACATGCAGCAGCATCAGAAAGTTGGCCCTCTACGTGCTCATCGTCATGTTCCGGCTTCCAGCCTTCCGTGTTGATTTGCCGTTGGCGCTCTGCCAGTACATCGTGAGCAGCTGAAGTGAATACACGCGCCTCCAGTTCGGCTATGCGCTGGCGAGCAGAGTGATAAGCATCGATAACCACGTCCAACAATTGCCCGTCACACAGCAGTTTGCTAAGTTCAGGCTTCCATGCGACGCAATCATCATCAGGATCCTGCATGTTGTAGACATAGGTATCGAAAGCACCCATAAAGCGCCCGAATCCTCCTTTGTCGTCTACAAGCACTTGCCAGGCGCGGAGAAGAAATAGCTTTTGGTTACGATCTAAATCCGTTCGGGACAGCTCATCGGCGATAATGCTGATTTCACTACCGTGCCAGCGAGCATCATTGCGTTGCGCCGCATGAAACAATTTCCAGAAATACTCGGTTTCTTTCTGGTCAGGGCGGCATTGCTTAATTGTATGGACTGTCATGCTGATCCTCTCCCGTAAAACGCCAATACACGCTGCATAGCAGGACTTGTGCGGCATACTGATGTGACCATGTTTTTTCGCACGCTCGATTTGATCTGCTTGATATTCAGTTCTCCGCCGGGTTGCAGCGAATAGACCGGGTGATGCGGATCGCCGGCGCGAATAATTACTGCTCTGCGCACCAGGTGAAGCAGCAGGTTGTGTGATTTCTTACTGTCACATCCCAGCAGGCTCTGAACCTGGCGCGGCGTGATGGTTTGGTTAACCCGAAGGAAATCGACTATTGCCCATAGTGATTTGCTCGCCATCTCATGCCTCCTCGATGGCTATGCCAATGTCGGCAAGGACTTTGCTAACGAGAACTTTGTAAGCATTCTGAGCACGTACAGCATCAACGGAGCGCCATTTCTCTACATCTGGTAGCGAAACAGTCCGTGCTTCAATTTCCTTGATGTGTATTTCGGCTTTATTCAGTAAAGCGTGTTGCTTAATTAGCTTTAGCGTTGCCTCTGCAAATAGCTTTTGTGCGGCTTCAAGTTCATCTAATACCACCAGCACCTCTGGATCACTAACATCGACGACAGTGACGCAGGACCGCTCATAATGGTCGTCCACGAAACTACGCCCTGCGGCATAATGGCAACCTTTATCGTCGTATGTTGCCCCCGTACACCCATAAGTGATGCGGCTGGCAGACATACGCTGTACAGTCATTTCTGCGCCGCAAATGTGGCATTTCGGAACTGGCTTTGGAGAGTAACGTTCACGTATCGCCTGATAGTCAATTTTCATGACTGAGCCTCCTCAATCACTAAGAAAATTGCTTGCCGCTTAAGGGCTTTTCGTGCTTGTCCAGCTTCAATTAGCTCCGATACTAACGCTTGAAGTTTTTCCGCCTCTTCTGGCTGTTTTTCAGCAACCTGTGCAATTCCTTTTTTTAAACAGCCCATCCGATAATCTAAGGCGTTCAAGATATCTATCGACGGTAATCTGATACCTGGAATACTCTGGTTGGCGTCTGTAATAACAGGGTATTGTTCCATTTCGTTGGTCCTGGTTTGGCCCATGGCCGGTACTCTTGGTGGCAAATTCGGACGAATGACTTTACCTGGTGTCGGGTTTGGCTCTTTTCTGCTCATTGTTTGCCGTCCAGCCTTTGTTGCGCTGCCGGGTTAATCCACAAACATTCAGTACGTTGCACTGAACCTGAATGCCCATTTGCCGCAGTAGTGCGTGTAACTCTCTTCCAGCTCGAGAGTGAATCGTTATAGAGATCGCTGTCATACCCGCACACAATGACCATCCCGCTCAGATCCTTTAGGCTGGCAAGTAGCACGCTATGTTCGTTATTTGTCATCTCGAAACGGTATGCGCTGTTTTTCGCAACGTTAACGCGGGTATCATGCACATACGGAGGATCAACAAAATGCAATGTGCTCGCTGTGTCATGGTCCTGCATACACTGAATAGCATCGCGATTTTCAACGAGTACCCCGGCGAATCGACTACCCACAGCGGCCAGATTATCCGGCTGTCTTGCCCATATTTTTTGGGCCGTTGCACTGTTTCGTTTTGTGTCCAACCGGAAACCTGTGCGGCTCTTTGTTGCACCGGCGCTACCAAATCCCATCGTTGCCCGGACAATTAGTCGTCGAGCCTGTTCAATGGGATCGTCTGTTTGTTCATACGCGCAGCGAAACTCACTACGTGAATAAGGTGTTAAAGCACACGCATCAATAAGTGACTGACGTGAATCGGGGCTACGCAGTACGCGAAATAGGTTCACAACATCGCCGTCGAGGTCGTTATAAACTTCCGCGTCGCTGGGCGCTTTCCTCAATAAAACCGATGCGGCACCGCCAAAAGGCTCTACATAGCAACGGTGGGCGGGGAAATGGTTGATAATCCACGATGCAAGGCGGAATTTCCCGCCATGGTAGCGAATGGCTGGGTGCTTGATAGTTTCCGCTTTGAGTTCCATCTTCATTTAGTAATCCCTTGCTCTATATTTTTGCGATCGTTTTCAGCGTATAAAATTGATGTCCGTGCAGCTCTCAAGCGGGCTTTGGTATTTTTCTCTTCACGTTCCAGATTCGCCACAGACGTGCGCAACTCATTAGCTCGCTGGCGTAATTGCATGATCTCAGTAACGACGTATCGCGCTTGTATCGCGCTTGTATCGCGCTCTCCAGGATGTACTCGAACGGATCCAACTCGGATTTACAGACGGCGCAATAAAATGAGCGATCTGTCTCATTAATGAATGTCTTATGGTGAGGGCACCGTTTTTGCTGATACGTTTTTTCGTTCTCTACCTGGACATTAAGAAAACTCTTCTCGTCAGGTTCTGGACGTACCAGGTGGACAATTTTGTTGTCGTCATCACTCATAGATTTACCCCTGCAAAACGGGAGCTACGACGGATATAACCATCTGCTAAAGGTGCTAAGTGACTTTCGACTGTGCTGGATACCTTGTTAGCAATGTCGGTATAGCCATGTATTGGAAGGAATTTTGTCTCCGTCATACCATGCTCTTGCAGTAATTGGCGGGTGAGGTCGTAGGCTGGGCGCGTAAGGTGATCTGGCAATTTAAAGTAGAATGATCCGCCAGGAACCCCCATCGACATGACCAGGCGTTGTCGCTCCACCAGCACTTTAATTCGGCGTAATGACTGGCTTGGGGAAAGCGGTATATTCAGCACATAGCTACGTGAGACAGTACAAATCTGTGTGGCGGATTGGTGCCAATACTCCTCAGCTGGAGCCAGCCCACGCAAATCGCCAACATAATGATGCGAAGCGGTATACGGGAGTTTTAACACCGTGGCGCGCCATACGGCTTTGAGGATATCTTTATCCGTCACTTTCATGCGGATGCCCTCCGGGTGGAGCTAAATAGCTGGTGTATGTGGTATCCGCGCCAGTTGCGTTTACAAACCTGGAAAATAATGTTTCCCGGACCGCGCGAACTGGCCTCAATACGAGGACCAAACACGGCCTCTTCAACCAAAACAACGCGGCCATTCTCAATTTGAACCTGCCCGTTTTGGAGGCTTTTGGAGAGAACCCGGCTAATCTGATCTGCGGTAAGACCAGTGATGCACGAAATTTCAGGCCTGGTTAATGGCCCATTTTCGGTTAACGCAGCATAGATGCGATCGCAAATAGTTGAAGACTGGATCATCAGAATGAACCCTCCTGATTAGAGGCGGGCGCGTCATTGTGATAGATGACTTGAAGAGTTGGCGCGGCTTTTACCAGACCATTAAAAGCAATACAGAATATCCAGAAATAAAATGCCGCCATGGCCAGCTTAAATGCAGTGTTCATATTGGCTCCGATGATTGATTGATAACTAAGGCCACTGGAAGCGCGTGGCCTTTAATCATTCTTGCTCTCTTTGATTAATAAATCAATATTTATTAGAGCAATAAAATCAAGAAATGATGAAGATTACATGATAGATGTTAATAAAGTTAACGTGACACTGTCACCGTTAGCGTACATAAATCACGCCACCGTTTTCTTTTTCCCATGCGTCAGTATGGGCATAGCAAATATCAAGCAGCGATTGGGCTTCTTCTGCCTGAAGGCCATGATTACCGACCAGCTGAACATGACGGCGCGTAACGATGTCAAAGAGAGTGTGTAAACCGCTCTCCGCAAGTCTGGCTATCAGTTCAGGGTTAATGGCCAATTCTGAGTCGGATAAAATAACTTCTTGCGCCCATTCGGCACGGCGCACCAATTCAGGCCGACGACTTTCCATTTCCTGACAAATGAGTTCATGGAAAAACTCGATCCACCCTTCCGGCTGGAATTCTTCAAAGATGCGGATAGGCTGGAAGTTAGGCATCAGCCATTCATTGATACGAATATCGATCGCAAAGCCCATGTCACAGCAGAATTGATAGGCAAAATCCAACTTGCTTACGATGTAAGGGCGCTCGTTGTTATACTGTTTTGGAGAGGAAATCCCATAGGCCAGCAGACGCGGGTAAAAACCGATTGGCCCCAGCGTTGGGTGTTCTTTAATTGAGGTGAAACGGCGCTCTGTAATGCCATACATCTCTTTTTTCAGCATGTCGTATTTGGTGGTTTCCTCCACCAGCTTTGTTGTTTCAGTTTTCTGCCTGGCAAACGCTATACGGGCTTCACTCAGATCCGCCGTCATCTTAATGATTTTCTGGTTTAACTCGCTAACTTGCTTACGAAGGTCTTGTCGTTCGCGTTTCGCTTTTGAATAGCGTTTTTCCAGGTTAAACGGATCCAGCGCCATAACCTCTTTGTAACTGGTTTTGAGCGTTTTAATTTGCTGGTTACGTAGCTCCAGAAGAGACGAGTTTTCATTGAGTTTTGTTTCCAGTTCGACACACATTTGTTCGGCGTTGTCAGCGCGCTGTGTGGCTCCATGGATAGCATCATCAATTTCTTCCTGCTTCAGCCGTTCACGCTGGGCCATCAAAGTCTGGAGATCTGAAATCTCAGACTCTTTAATGCTCAGTTTAATCTGTAAATTTTCGAAATCTTCTACCAGGGCGTTAAAGCTGTCAGCATCGTTGTTACAGAGGTCCACAACCTGGGCAAGAAGCATCTCAGCTGATTGCACGGCATTATCAAAGAATCGTTCTGTGAGGTCATCACAAGTGACTCGACGTTGTGCAGCGCGAATATTTTGTACTACGGCGGCGATACCAGTTTGCAATACGCCAGGAACGGTATCAGGGGTGATTGATTGGTTTTGTGCAGGGGTCATCATTAAAGTTCCGTTGTTGCTTGTTTCTCGGTCATTTTCCCAAGGTATGATGGAGGTAGAACAACACAATCAGTGTCGAGCCCCTCCCCCACGGCCGCCTGGTAAATACGGGCAGGCGTCAACCGTTTGTTGCGATATCGGGTGATAACGCTTTTAATCCCACCGGAGGGGACTACAAACGCGATCAGCCAGTAGTGATATTTCTTTTCAAACAAGCGCATAACCTTTGGCCTTTATTGCTCTAATAAAAAACATGGTGATGATACACCATGTTTTAAAGAATTGAAATTATTAGAGCAATATTAATCAGATTCACATTCCGCAAGACCAACATGGGGTCCGCTTGGAAAACGGAAAATATCCTACGTTAAGCCTGCTTTTTG